TCAGCCCGTTAGGGCACCGAGCGCGAGGGCGGCGGCAACAATGCCAGGGGACAGCGCGCCGCCAATCGCTTGCTCGGCGATGTGGCGGATACTCGCGCCGGCTTCGCGCACTGCAGATGTGCGCGGCTTCGGGGCGGCGATTTGCGCTTCAATAGTCGCGATATCGGAGGCGATTTGCCGCAGCTCATCGGACTGCATGTCGCCAGCTTGCGCAATTTCGGCCTTCAGGGCTGATGTCGCGTCAGCGATGTTGCCCAAGTCGAGGTCTGCCCGCGCGGTCTGGGTCGCGCCATCGCCTCCTTGTTGGACGACGCCGCTTATGATGTGCGCATTTACCACATTGTTGGTCACTGCGTTCCCTCCGGCCTGCGCCGCTCGATCTAAGCCAACGTTGAACTGCCGCATCCGATAGTCGAGATTCGAGTATAACCGTTCAAGCCGCTTTTCGATTACATTGGTAGCCGCACCGCGCCCGATCATGTCGCACCATTTTTCCATATCGGCGGCCCCGATCAACATGGAAATGAGATCACGCGCGCGCAGAAAGGTCTGATCCCGGAAGGTTTGGTATTCGAGTCCTTCTAAGGATCGCACTTGGCGCAACGATGCCAACATTTCGTCGAGCGTCGTCTCGAATTGCTGCTCGATCATAGCGGCCAACGCTTTGAGGGTGGCGCCGGACCTCAGCAGGCCGCGGGCGGCGTTTCGGGTCGTTATGGCCTTCGCTTCCTCTCTGGCCAGCTCAGATGCATCCCGTTGCAGTACATAGAGCCGATCGAGGAAATCGTTGATGGAAGGTAGGGCTGCGGACGGCATATGAATGACATACCGTGAATCGCTTGGATTTGGGATGGTCGTGCCGTGTTTTGATGCGCTGTGACCACCATGAGCCCAGTTCCGTACTCATTTCGAGGATGCGTCACCGGCTCCAGCTTTGGCTCAGTCGGCGCTTTCATTCGAGCGCCGATATCTGGTGCGGACGGCGGGACTCGAACCCGCACACCCATAGGGCGAGGGATTTTAAGTCCCAGATTCCGTCAATATTTTCAACGGATCGTCCAACAGGTTCACGCTTTGTTGCCCTACCGCATATCAATACCTTAGCAAAATTGTTGGAATGGAAATGATGGATCGGATCGAGCGAGCGCTGGTCGCCAGGAGACTACATCGGGCGGCCGACTTGTCGAGCTACCGCCGCCAAGTCTGCTATTTCATCGGCGCCGAAGTTGGGCCGGTGAAGATCGGCTATAGCCAGTGCCCGTCGATCCGGCTGGCGCAGCTCCAGCGATCGTCTCCTGTGCCACTATCGATCCTTGCGGCAGCCTATGGCGGGAAAGACCGGGAGCGGGCGTATCACTTCGAGTTCGCCGAGTTTCGCCTGCACAATGAGTGGTTCGAGCGCGACGCCGCGATCATCAGTGAAATCGAGAAGCTTCCGCCTATCGGTGAGCAGCGGCCAGCGTACTTCAAATGGTCGGATAGCTTCGCGCTACAACCCGACCGCTATGCGCCCCACATGGGACCTTCCGGATCGGGATAGAAATCGGCCGGCGCCGGGCGTGCGCGCGGCTGGGCAATCTCGACGAAGTGATCGCCGCCGCGACTGGCGGGAAGGCTCGGCCGGCCGCCCCCGAATCGCGCGCGCACGAAAGCGGCTGTCGTGTCGAGTTCCTGGAACACCGCGGCGACCTCTTCGCCGGCGCGGAGCATCTTACCGATGTAGGGCGCGCGCTCGGCCGTCAGATAACCGACCTGAACGCCGCGCGCGCTGAACACCGCGATCGCGTTCCTATCCTTCTTGTTGGTCGGCTCGAGGCGAAGCTCGATTGGCTCGCCGGGTGAGCACTTGATCAGCTCGGCCGCGCGCAGGGTCTTGTCGGCATTCTGATAGCCGATGCCGACGACGGCGAGGGTGAGCTCGAGTTCGATCATGCAGCTTCGCTTTCTGCCGGCGCCGAATCATCTGGCCTGGTCGGGCCGCTTGGCGGAGGATCCTGCAGCAAGGTGCCCGGCGGCAGCGTCAACACGATCGCATCCGCGTCGACCTTCCAGGCCTTTGCGAACGCGGCCAGTTCGGAGCGTGTGATCGGCGCGCCCTCATCTATCTTTAGGAGGCGTTCTTCGCCGATGCCGCAATCGCGCGACAGGTGCCGGTAGGAGATCGTCGAATGTATCGCCCAAGCAAACAGCCACGTTTCGCCGGCAGCAATGGCCTGGGCTACCGCGTGGAGAGGCGGGGGGACGGGGTCGTTCGCCCATGCGGGCGGCCGGGCTTTAGGCGGCGACTCGGGCATGTCCGCATCATAGAACAAATATGGAACACTTGCCACCGGCAGCTGGCGGCCAGCCGGCACGGCAGCGACCTCGTTCGTGTACCGGCGGGCGGCGCGCTTCTCACGACACGCCGACCGCCTGACCGTCGCCGTTATCCTCAAGCCGGCGGGGCTGGCGCGATTATATCGCCGGCAGCGGCAGCCGCATAGTCCGGGTTTGGCACGGACGGGTGCGCGCATGTCGTCGAGGCCACCAAACCGGCCCCGTCGGCGAGATCGTCGCGGGTAAGCCTTCCGGGATGTCAACACCCGGAGGCAACCATGGAACGACCCGATCCAAATTATCTGAAACGGCGCTCGCAGCACAATCGTCGGAAGCGGTTCAGCACCACCCGGAGGCCGCGAAAAAAGCGCAAAAAAATAGGCTCAGCCTAACTTTCTGCTTGCAAAAAGTAGGCTCAGCCTATATTTACTCCTTGTCAGACGGCGACGGTGTCCACCCAAGCCCGCTGACAATGTGAAGGAGAAGCGACGTGTTACCAGCACTCGCCCTCCGGATCATCCTGAAGTGGTTCACGATCGAGATCGTAATCCGCTTCTAAGGTGACCGGCCCTCCGACCCGGAATACCGGGCGGAGGTGCCGGGAGCCAATTTAAGGGCCGAATAATGAAGATGCAAGGTGATCAGCTCAGGCAGCTTCGCAAGCACTCCAAGCTCACCCAGGGCGAAGCGGCCGAGGCGCTCGGTATTTCGGCCGCCTACTGGGGCGAGTTGGAACGCGAGGAGAAATTCGTCGACACGCGTCTCGCTCAGCGCATCAGTGACGCGCTGCAAACACGCATCGACGTTGGCTATAGCGAGGGTTTGGCAGGTTGGACTGTCGCTATCACGACAGTGCTGCGCAATGGCCCTGGCCAGCGCCCAGGCCGACGTCACGAGGTCCTTGCAAAATATCCCACGGAGGAAGAGGCGGTGGAGCGGGCTGAGGCAGTCAAGGCAGAACGCGAGCCGCTCGCTCGGATCGTCGTTCATCCCCGCCGTGAACCGCCTGCGACGGTTACTGGCGCGGGGCGCCACGGATGAGGCCGTTCCCGACGTCGTCGCAGGTTCGCGCAAAGCTGGCCGAGCTGGTGGCGCGCGACAAGGCGTCGCTCGCGTATCTGTCGCGCGCGCTTGGGCGCGGGAGCGGGTACCTCTCGCGGTTCATTAGCGACGGTCGGCCGGAGTGGCTCGCGCCCCGCGATCGCGACTATCTGGCGCGATGGTTCAACGTCGACACGTTCGAACTTGGCGATCGCGACAAGGCAAAGCCAGACTGATGGCTGGCACCGTCATCGCCGAGATCGGCCTATGGGTGATCGCGCTCAGCGGCGCTGGCGCAATCATTCACCTTCTGACGCGGTGCGCTGGCGGCCGCAAACCAGATTAGGAATACCCTTCCAGGCTATGCTTCGTTGAAGTCATGCCCATCGAAGCGCCAAATATTCGCCAGCGCGCGATAGAACCAGCCGGGCCGACACGGGTCTTTCACCTTCCCGAAAACCTGCTGCTGCGCCTTCATCGCGCTCAGGGCGAGCTGCGCGTGATATGCCGGCTCCTCTTCGCCACTAAGCTCGTCGAGCTTGCACTGAAGCACCTGTAGCTTGTCGGGGTCGCGCGTCGCCTCGCTCACGATTTCACTATAGCGCCGGCGGAACATCGCGTGCGCGCGAGCGCGGTTCGAAAGATCAAAAGTAAGATCCAGCGCGCCGGCGACCACAGCGATTATCGGTCCCCAAACCTTCATTTGCGGCCACATGTCGACAAAGGCCGCAGCTCCCGCCGCGATCACTCCAAACATCAACCAGCGATGCCATTGGTCGAGCCATGCTTCCCGGGTCGCGTGGTAATCCATGTTCATTAAACATGGATACCGGATTTGATTCAGCGTGACGGGGGTCTCGGCGTCGGATGACCCTTGTTGAAGCCTCCGTCCCTGTGCCCCGGACCCGGCGACGGCGGGGGAGGCGGCGGGGGTGGCGGAGGAGGAGGTGGCGTCGGCCTCGAGCTTGTCCATGGCGCGTCAACTCCTCGGTTATGCATATGCTTCTCCCCTGAAGCTCTACGCTGTTCGCGAGCGCTTGGAGAGTCAACTTTGATTTAGTCCACTTCAGCGCGACCCGTGTGGGCGCGCGTGGCTATTTTGTGGGGCAGTTCGCCGGCGCCTTGCCCGTTTCGAAGATGGCCTTGACGCACCGGTCATAGGCATTCCGCGCGCCCTGGCGCATGTTGAGTCGCGACACCGCGCCGATCGCCTCGGCCAGCAGATCAAGCTGCTCGCCATATTCGCCCTTGTCGATCAGGATCAGCTCGCCGGATTTCCTGCCGGTCAGGGCGGGCAGGCGTTCCGTCTTGGTCGTTTCAGCGCTCGGCGTCGGCAGTATCGGCCGATCGGTTCGCATCGCCGACGAGATCGTTGAGGTGGTTCCGCACGCCCCCAGTATCGAACACAGCGGGAGGAGCGACAGAGCCGGCAGCAGCGCCAGGCGCCGAATCGAGGTCATTATGGATCTCCGCAATCTTGGATCGGACGAGGGTCGTGGTCTTGTCGTCGGCGATCGCCACGCGCCGCCCGATCGCGTCGACGGTGGCTTGCGCCTGGCGCTCGTCTGAGCGCGCTTCGGCGACAGTCTTGGCGTGGGCCTTCTCGGCTCGGGCCTCGACCTTCGCGCCGCCAGCGGTTTCGCCCTTGTGATAGATCAGCGCGAAGGTTCCGCCGATCAACGCGGCCGCGACGAGGATCGGGACGACCCAGCCGAACAGCTTCGCGGCCCAAATCGGCCATTTCCAATCGAGCGCCAGTGAAACGAGGAAAGGCATGGTCATCGCTCCCTAAAGAGGCGGTCGAGTGGCACCTCGTCGATATTCTTGCCGCGCGGCCGGATCGGGACATCGTCGCTCGAAAGGTGGCGCGAGCGGGGGTGCGGAGCCGCCGTTAAAGGCGACTCCGGGGCCCGGCTATTCCGCGGGGGTGAAGTCGACATAGAACTTCTGCCCGGCTTCGAATTTGCCGTGCAGCGCCGGATTGGCGATCGTGATCTCGAGCGACGCCGACGGCGAGTACTTGGCGTAGGTGTTGTCCTCGTCCGAACCATCGGCCGGATAGGAGCTGGCGCTGACGGCGTGAAACTTGAGCGTTTCGTTGCCGCCGGCATGCTGAGTGATCGAAGCGATTTGCAGCTTCGCGCGCATAGTGGTCATTTATCACCTGTCATTCTGGGTGCCGCTGATCCCCGCGGCCGGGACCAATCAGTCGAATCCCTTGCCGCAAGTTCGGCGATCGACGTTTCCGATCCGGTAGCGCAGCCAGCCCTTGAGGAAGGCCCGCAGCTTGGCGTTGCCGGCAGCGAGACGCCGGTATTCCGTCGCCTGCAGCCCATCGAGCGCGTCCAGCGTGGCAACGCAGGCCGGGGTGACCCCGAGCTTCACCTGGACCATCCGATAAGCGGTGATGTCGTCCGGCCCGAGCGGAGCCGTGCTGTTGGGCAGGCGCGTGCTGACCAAGTGGTTCATCGTCAGTCGAAACCAACGGTTCGGTCTCGCTGGCCCCATATTGACCGCCGTGTCGACCATCTCGCCGGCGACGGCAGGTTCGATCTCCACCAGCGGCATGTAGCCCGGCGCGGCGATGTACTGGCTGACATAGATTTTGTCGGCACAGGCCACCGCTGGCCCGTCGCAATGCTTCGGGAACCGCCTCATGTCGCCGCGATAGCCGGCCGCGCGCGCGACCTGCTCGGTGACGCCGTAATTGGTGGCGCCGCCCGGGTCCCTCGGATCGTTCACGTAGCCGCCCTCGACGGCATAGACGCTGCCAAGAATAAGCGCGATCGCGGCTGCGACAGCACCGCCCTTGCGCTTGGCGTCATTCGACGGCGCCGCCGGCGGCCGAAGCTGAAGGTCAGGCATCGGGCTTCGCCTTCTTCTGCGCGATCAGGCGCGTGGCGATCACGGCCACGAACAGCACGATCGGGAACGAGGAGGTCAGCCAGCCGGGGAGAGCGGCGCGCATATTGTCGGGCAGCCAGTTCCAGACCTCCTTGGCCTGGTCAGGGAACCACTGCAGAAACGCCTCCAGCGCGGCGCCGAACGCAGCGAGGCGGACGCTCCAATATCTGTGCCAACTGCCGGCGTCAGCGATCAGGCGGGCGCGAATCGGCGCCCACCACTTGCGTAGCAGGTTCATGGAATCCTCCGGTGCGGCCGGGCCGCGGTTTCAGGCTTGGTCGAAAGTTTCAGCGATCGCCGCGGTCGCGCGGATGAGTGGGTCGCTATTGAGGGCTTCATCCGCGAGGCGGACGAGCTCGTCGGCGTCGGGGGCAGAAACGGGCGACGGGAACGATCCTCGCAACACTGGCGCGATCTGGGAGATGCCGGCAGGCTGCCGCGCGATCGTCACATGGATCGGCGACACCATCATCAACGCCAGCGCGAACAGGATGAGCATCGAGCCCGGATCGATCATTGAGGTTGTCCTGTCCTCGTTTGGCCGGATGTCGGCACCAGCACCTCGAGCTTCGCCTCGATCCGCGCCGTGCGCTCATTGATCTTGTCGAGTTTGTCGGCGTCGGAATCGCGCCGCACTTCCAGCGCGGATAGTCGGCGCTCGTGCTCGGCAAGCTCATTCATCTTGCCGCCGCCCGCCCAAAGGAAGCCCGCGATCAGGAACACCGTCGTAATCACGGGAAGCCACGCCAACCAGGTCGGCGGGGCCTTGGCAGGCGTGGTCATTGCTGGGGGTACTCACGGTGGGAGGAACGTAGAAATCTGACATGAGGCGAAGCGCGAGGGGCTTACCGGCGCGGCGCTTTCCCTCGGCTGCGGAAGCAGATAGGGCGCCGGCATGTCAGCAAGCGCGATTCGAGCAGCAGAGGATCCTCGCGCAACGGAAACTGGCACCGCGAACGCCAAGCTGATCAAGCCATTGACCAGCATTCGCTTCTTTGCCGCGATCTTCGTCGTGATGTTTCATTCGGGGTCGGGGTTTCTGAGCGCTCAGGCCCATGTCCCCGGCGTCGTGAAGTCCGTGCTGCTTAACGGCTATACGGGCGTGACATTCTTCTTCGTGCTGTCCGGCTTCATTCTACACCGCACCTATCGGGGCAAGCTGGTCGGCCGGGATAGCATCAAGCGCTTTGCCGTCGCCCGGTTCGCTCGCATTTATCCCGTCTACATCATCACGGTGATCGTCATGTTACCCTTCGTGGGGCCCAACCACGACTGGCGCGACGTACCGCAATTTTTCCTTCTGCATTGGTGGATCACTGCGCCGTGGCCGCTTCTCGGTATTTGGAACGGGCCGTCTTGGACGATATCCGTCGAAGCATTTTTTTACCTGACGTTTCCGTGGCTCACGGCGGCCGCGATCAAGTTGCCAACACGGTCGATCTATATCGCCCTTTCCGCCTTGGCGGTTCTGGACTTCGCCACAGGCAGCTCGGAGTTTTTCTCGCTGCATCCGACCTATTTCGATTGGCTACGATGGGTGCCGACCCCGATCGTCCGGCTACCCGAGTTCGTCATCGGCGTGCTGGTCGGCGAGTTACATTTCAGGAGGGATGGAACGCGTTTTCCCATCCCGTCATGGGTGCCAATCGCGGCGCTTTTGTTGGTCCTATGTATATCTCACGAGCCCTGGGTAGCGTCAGCTGTGACGGTGTTGGCGGGGCTGCTCATCTTGACCATTGCAGGCGATCAAGGCTCCGTTGTCGCCAGGATCCTCCAGCAGCGTTGGCTCGTTCTGCTGGGCGCCGCGAGCTATTCGCTGTATTTGCTTCATCAGCCGGTCCATTTCTACATGGTCTGGCTGCTCGGCGACAGCAAATGGCTAGTGCCGTTGCAGTATTTGGTCGTGGTTGGCGGCTCCGTTGTCGTCTTCCTCTTCATTGAAGAGCCGGCGCGCGAGTGGATACGATCGCGCGTCCGCATGAAGCCGTCCGTGATCGAGGAAGTTGCGGACCGACCAGCCTGAGATGTAATTTCCATTGGCCGAATCCAGCAGCACTGATAGGCCATCGCGCCATGACTGTGCCGCTGTCTGCTAAGCTCGCCAAATCCCTCGGCTTCATGCGCCGCGTTCGTGGCTGGCCCGCAATAGCCACCAAACTCGCAAAGCATGACGCTGAGTTTGAGTGTCGGCGGGGCGAGGTGCGGTTTGCGGGCAATCTGAAGTCGTCCATCGACCGGGAGGCCTACCTCTACGGATCGTACGACTGGCACAAAATCGGTCCGTTTCTTGCGCAGGCCACGCGGCGCGGCACGATCGCTGATATCGGCGCGAACATCGGTAACCACGCGCTGGCGTTCGCCCGCCATTTCGATCGGGTGATCTCGTTCGAGCCAAATCCACGGGTCTGGCCCCTCATCGAGCGGAATATCGCGATCAACCCTTGGGCCAAGGTGGAGCTGCGCAAGGTGGGCCTGGGGGACTCGGTCGCCGACTTGCCGATTTTCGTTAACGACAACCACGGCCTTTCCACCTTCCTCGACGGGGAATTGGACAACGCTCATGGTTTGAATGCGCACATCGCCGTCGGCGATGAGGAATTGCGTGGGGTCGCGATCGACGCAGTCAAGATCGACGTGCAGGGATTCGAACCAAACGTGCTCCGCGGCCTTCGCGAGACGATCATCGCAAACCGTCCGCTGATCTGGGTGGAGATCAGCGAGACAACCCTCCACACGCCCACCTCTTCGGCGCTGGCGGAGCTGATTCCGGTCCCGTTTAGGTTGATGCTCTACACAGGCCGAAAGGGGCCTCTCCTCAATCGGACGGTGCTGGTCGAGCACAACTCAGAGCACTTGCCGGTTGGGGACTATCTCATCATCCCAGAGGGCTACAGCACCTCGCCCACATCGGCGAGCATATCGCGCCAATAGACGAACGCGTCGTCCATCTCGGCGCTCGATAGTTTCTTGGTATAGATCGCGATGCCGGCGAGCGTCGCCGCCGGCGTCGTGCTTGTGTAGAGATGCGTTCGCAATTTCCGCGTCGTGTTGCCCATCGGGTTCGCGGTACGTGGTCCCGCCACCGCAGACGCCGCCCGTGCCACGCCACTTCGCTGGACGAAGCCTTGACCGGTGGTGGTATCGAATTGCGACACGCCCATGGTCCACGTGGACCCTCCGTTGAGGAAGCCCGAAGAGGTCGACACGTTGACGATGGTTGAGGCGCTATCCCGGCCGAACGTTTGAAGTTCGAATGAACCGGGCACCAGCATGCCAAGCAACCCGCCGTTGGTGTCGTCCGACAGAAGCCCCTGGTTAATTGGCGATTTGTAGATCGCCAGCAAGCTGAGCGCGCTGCCGATGTTGAAGATGTCGCGTGAGAACCCGGGAACCTCGAAAAATCGGGTGAACGCCCGCATCGACTGCGCCGACGTGTTGACGCCGCCGACGAGGTTGTACGTGCCAGCGCCGCCCGTGCCGGTGCCCAGCGAGGAGATCACGCCCAGGCTGCCTCCGGCACCCGTCGCCAGCTCGATCGTTTGGCCGATCGCCAGCGGATCGCCTGTCACGGTACCGGTGACCGTAAGGAGATTGCCGCCGGTGATCGCCCCCGAAAAAGCTGTCGCCATCGGGCCGCCGACGAGGCCGACGGCGCCGGGCGTGCCGATCAGCCGGCCATCATTGGCGCCGGTGAAGAGGTTGGTGGTTGGTGTGTCATTGAGCGAAGTGCCGAAAATATAAGCGGCATAACCCGCCCCATAGGTCGGACAGGATCGCGTCCGCCCATAGCCATAGCCCGAGGCGTCGACGCCGGTGAAGGGAATTGCAACTCTCATGTCAGGGACACCTCACAGATGGGCAGCCAGCGATACATTGGCAGGCGCAGGCCATACGGATCGAAGATCAAAGCGGAGTCGGCGCGGGCCTCGGCGATGTTTGTCCACCCCTTGGTGGCATTGCCGGTGTAACCGCAGCGGAACTTCCAGGTGTTGGCCGGTGCCGCGGGCGCATCCCAGACGATACGATCGCGGGCCACCACGCGCGGATTGCTGAGTACTTGCGGAGTACCGCCGGCATCGATCGCCGCGACGCCCCAGTTCGTCAGAACCGTCGTATCGGCGACCATCAGTCCGCCCGCAATGGCGTGGCCGGGACGGACAGGAAAAGTTGCAACAATCTGCGAGTTTTGTGCGGTGAAGGTCGGTACCATCGGCCCGACGCGCAGGCCGTCGAACATCAGTCGCTTGAGGTGCCAGCCGAAATAGGCGCCCATCTGCTTACTGCCGGCGCCGGTCATATGCACGTCGTTGACGCCATTCTGCACCGCGTACTGGATGCAGGCGAGAATAAACTCCGGGTGATCGATCGCCAGTTGCAACTGGTCGAGCGCGACGTGTGGGATCGGGGCATTGAAGGCCGGGTTCGTGTGGGTCGCCGTTTGGCCGATAAGTAGTGGGAGCCGCGCATTGGAGCTGATCAGCTTGAGCGCGACGGCCTTCGCCTGACGCTGCGCCTGGACGGTCTGGGCCCGCGTGTAGAACCACTTCGTATCGGCACCGCCGGGATAGTTCGTGCTGTCGGACGCGTTGTCATTCGTGCCCGTGACGATCATCTGCGCCGCCGGCGCGTAGCCTTTGGAGAGCGCGCCATAGAGCGCCTGGGCTTGCGACCAGGATGCATACACACGCTGGGCGGTCAGCCCGGTCAGAGTTTCGTCCTCGGTCGTGATGCTGCCGCCGTTGCGGCCGTCATCGGCGAGCAGGAAACGCATGCCCGACCCGAGGAAGTCGATGCCGTCCTCGTCCTTCAGCAGCTGCACGATCATCTGCGCGCAGCCTGTTAGCGGTGTTTCGCCGTGACTAGTCCAATCATCGGCGTCCGCGCCGTAGGCAGTTTCGATCGCCGGCGTCAGCGCCGCACGATTGGCGATCAGATCTGGGTCAGACGAACTCGAAATGTCGTTTATGTCGTCGGGCACGATGCTGGCCTTGGTCAGGCCGGCATTGCCGAACATGTCCGAGGTCGTGCTGGTGCCTTGGGTTACGACCGGCGAACCGTGCCCAAGAGACAGGGATTCACCGGACATGTGCAAGCCGATGCGCTCCGCGATGATGCGCATATTGGCGATCGATGGATCGGCCGGCCCGCGAAGGGCTGCCACGATCCGGCTCGACATCGTGTCGATGACCTTGTGCTGCAGGGTCGTCGGCGTCGCGCGGAACCAATTATAGCCATTGCTGTCCGTGAGCGCCCACGAAACAAAGCCTGCCGTACCGATCAGCGGCATCTTGGCCGAGTAAGCTTCTAGCGCAGTCAGCCGCGATTTGATCAGGTCGATCGCCGCATGCTTGATATCCGTGAGCGTGACGTTGAACCAGCGGTACCCAGCCGCGTCCGTCAGCGCGAACCCGGTCGGTCCCTTAAACAGCCAACCAATTGACGCGGCGCTCGCAGCGGCAGCAGCAGCTGATGCGGCAGCCGCTGCGGCATTAGCTGCCGTCGTCGCAATCGCCGCAATCGCTTGCCTGATCAGGGAAGCGCCGCCCAAGGCCAGATCGGCCGCGACGGCCGCGATATAGCTCGCTCCACTGAGCAGATCCGCCCCGACCGCGAGGATCTTGCTTCCGGCACCAAGCAGCATGTCCGCCGCGACAGCGGCGAAGCCCGCATTGTTGAGCAGATAGTTTACCCAGCTCTTCGCAGATTTGGATGTCGGATCGGTCGGATCGGGCGGCGTCGTGGATTGCGCCCAGGCCTTCGCCGATCCCGCTGCAGCGTCCGTGATCGGCTTCACCGGCAAAGAAACCTGCTTGCCGTTCTGCCAGGCCGCGATTTGCTCGTCGCCTGCGAGCGGTTGCTGCGCGGGCGGATAGTCGGGGATCGTGTTTCCCATGAATCTGCCCTCAGTTGCCGATGGAGATGAAGTCGGCACCGTCGATCGAGTTCGTCCCGCTGCCGCCGCTGAGATTGTTGAACAACGTGAAGCCGGTCGGGCTGAGCGACACGCGCTGCGGCCACATGTTCTTGTTGAGGTCGGCGGCGGTGTTGATCGAGACAGGGATCACCACCCAGCACTTATTCGGGTAAGCGTTGTCGAAGGTGTGCGACATCGATCCCTCGGAGAAGGTGCCGCTTATCGTCCCGAATTTCAGGATGAACCCACCAGGCAGCGGCAGCGACACTTCGTTGGTGCCGACGATCACGCCCGTGCTGCCGCCCGTCATGACGAACATTGCCTGCAACGCCGCCAGCAGCTGACCGTGATTGGCCTTGTCGAGCGCGATCGATGCCGACTCGACGACGTGGCAAATTTCTTCCTGAAGGCAGTTAAGCCAGTCAGGATCGAGGGTGGTGTACGGCACCCCGCCCAGGAGGTCGCCGTGGGCGAAATAGCCGGGCGCCGCAGCACCCGTTCCGGTCGCCGCTGGCGTCGGAAGCGTGGCCGCGCGCGTCGGCCCGTCAATTCTCTGCATGATACCTCTAAGCGTTGAGGAAAATCAGGGTGCCCTCGGCCGGCTGGACCGCCTCGAGCTCGCACTTCAGAACGGCGACAGGCAGGTCGCCGGTGATCGCATCGACGGTCACGCCCCACACGAAGGCAACCTCGTCGCCGCACACCGGGCTCCCGGCGGTGCTGATGCCCGCCCGGCAGGGCGCGTAATTGGTGATCGAGATCGTGAACCCGAGCGCTGCGGCGAACTCGATGAAATGTTGTCGCGATTGGCCGCCGGCGTTGACGAAGCGGCCGCGCACTTGGTTGCATCGCTGCGCGAATGTCGGACTCGAGCCCGCGCAAGGGTCCGGCAGGCCGAGCGTCGCCTCCCATTCAGGAAGCAGGGGCGTGAGCTGGCCGGGGAGGGAGCTGTTGAGCAACATGCTGCCGGCACCGTCCGATCGCTCGAACGCCTTGCCGATCGCCTCGCGCACGGCTTCCTGGACCGAACCTGGCTCCTGAGGCCATGCCCGGCCCCGCGGCATAAGGCCGAGTGCCGCCACTGCGTAATCGGCGGCCACGTAGCGCGGGATCTGGTCGACCGTCGGGATAGGCAGGTTGGTGGGCGCTCGCCGGGGTACCGGTCGTGGCGTCGGTGGAAGCAACGCTCCGGGTGCGACTCCTGCCGGGGCCGCCGGCTGCGCAACCGGAATCGGTGGCGGGGTCGGCTGCGTCGGATCGATCGGCGTGTAAGACGGCGGACCGCCATAGCCCGGGTCCGTATCGAAGATCGGTTCCTGCAACATCAGACGAAGTTCAGCACGTTGATCGTGGCCAGGGCACCGGCGTTCGACTGGACGTTACCTACCGCCCCGCCGCCGATGATCGACCCGGCGCTGCAGGTGATCGCGGTGATGACGAATCCGGTGCTGCCCGGAACGGCCGCAATCGCCGCCTCAAGCGTCGACATGTAAGTGATACCGCCAGGGACGCCGGCGCCGCGGAGGGCGGCCGCGCAAGCGGTGGAAATCGCCGTCTTAAGCGCCGCGCTGGCGCCAGAAAGGCCGGCGACGGTGATCGTCAACGCATTTGGGATCGGTGCCACCGCATAGACGAGAGCGATCGTGCTCTGCAGAGGAAAGATATAGTTCGCGACGGTGAGCTGATCGCCGGTGGCCGGCGTCGCGCGCGTTTCGTAGGTCGAGCAGCCGTCGGTCCCCTGTGGGAAGCCGCCGTGCGCCGCCTGAGCGTCGTCCATCATGAACAGGACCGCGAGCGAGCCCGGACCCATGGCATTGCGTTTCAGCCACGCCCGGGTGACGCCCGGCACTTCAAGGGCCCAGCCGGGATAGTCGGTGACCGCACCTCCTTGCGGTGGCGCGGCGTAGCGCTGCAGCATCCGGGTCCGGAGATCCGCATCGAGTTCGACGTCGGCACCACCGGTGACCGCTCCGACGGCGACCCCATTGCCGGTGACCCCGGAAACGCCCGCGACGAGAAGCATCGCTGTACCATCGTCGGCGTTACCGTCGACGCCGGCCGCGTCAGCCATGAAGTCGACGGTGATCGTGCCGGTGACGACCGCGGCATCTGCTGTCGTCGTGTAGGTGAACCCGTCCGATCGGGCGATCACCGTACCGGCGGGAATAGTAGAGCCGGCCGTGGCCGGAAAGTCGGCAGAACCGACGGCATATCCCGCCGGCTTGCGATAAACGTTCTTGAGCGCCGCCCAGCCTTCGAGAAACTCACCGGTCGCGGTGAACGGCACCGAATTGAGCGCGATCCAATCGAGATAGCCATAGTGCCCGTTCGCCATCCCGGCGACCACCTCGGCGATGACGCCCAGGTTCGAATAGCGCAACCGCGCATCGATGCCGGGAAGGTTCGCGTTGATGTCGTCCTGCGCCTGGTCGCGCAGCGCGCCAAGGTTGGGGCGATCATACGGCATGTCAGAGATCCTCCCAAAGCTCGGCGAACGCGAGCGCGCGGCGCGTTCCATCGGTGCGGCGAAAGCCGACGCGGACGTAGAGCTTGTCAGGCGCTGGCGTCTCGAGGTCGACATCGATCCCTACAACGACGCCGTCCTGGATCATCCAGTCGAGCGCCTCTTCGATATCATTCTTGATCAGCGCCATCGTGATCGCGTCGAGTCGAGAGCGCGCGCGAAGCCACAGTTTGGAGCCGATCGGACCGGCCCACCACCCGCGCGGATCATCGTCGCCGATAGGTGAGGCGTCGTCGGGCCCAGCCTCCGCATCGCTGAACAGGCTGATCAGCGCTGCCGTGAAGAGATCGTCGCCCGCGGCGAGGATGCCACCGGCGGCAAATTCGGCGTCGATCGGGCGACCGTTCTGGTCGCGGACGCTGTTCCCATGCTCGTCGGTCCAGGCGACCGACTTCGCCGCGAGAACGGACCAGTCGCCAATCGACGCATCGCCGCTCCAGATGGTGGTGATATCGGACATCGAAGGACCTATGCGTCGTGATCGGTCAGGCCGCTGAGCGCGCCGCCCGCGGTCACGCCGCTATGTTTGTGCGCATGATAGGCATCGCGAAGGCCGTTCAGGCTGACCGGCGTGCCAGCCGACCGCGAGACGATATCGCCGGTCACGTGAATATCGCCCTCAAAGGTGCAGGTGCTATAGTTCTTGATAACGGCCGCCTGACCAGCGCAGTCGATCTCGAGCCCGGCCGCGGTCAGTTTGATCATCGCGCCGCGCACGTCGTAGAGGGCGCTATCCCCCGGTTGCAGATTCTTAAGCCGCGACGCCGCGTGGTGAGTGGCGATCACGAACGTCTGGCTGCGATCGCCGCCCAGATGGATCATCAGCACGCCGGCATCCTTGGGCGGAACCGACGCGATGCCGAACTGCGATAGCCGGTTGATGCCGTCGAGCACGCGGGCCTTGAACCCGGTGCCGCGGGCGCCCTGCGTTACCTGCAGGACCTGGGCGTCGCCGGTGTCATCGATCGCCGTCACACGGCCAAAGCCGAACAGGCGGCCCAGCGTCATTGCGGCGACGCCGGGGTGACGTCGGCCGTATTGACCGGATTGACGACGATCGGCTCGGGCACAAATGCCTCCCGCGGCATGAGAAGGAGGTCAGCCGTCGTGCCGCCTTCGTTCGAGCGGCGGAACGTCACCTCGGACAGCACCAGCTCGGGGCCCGCGCGATTGCCCGGCAGGTCGACCGGAACGATCGTGTTCGGGGCCCACAGCTTACCGCCCTTGTCGCGCCAACTGTCGACCGTCGCCCGCACGACATGGGCGCGGCCCGCCCGGCGCGCCGAATCCCACAGCGCCTTGGTTTTCGTGAATTCGATTGGATCGGCCGCCACGTTCTCGGTGACGACGTAGAGCAACCGGTGGCGCGGTACGTTTTCGTCCTTCGCCTCGAAATAGAAATAGCTGCCAGGCCCTTCGACGTCGGCGATCGCCGCGCTGGTGGGAAAGGAGGAGCAGACGATATTCGAGTACCGGCCGTCCATGCTGTTCGCGCACGACCAGAATTGCGCGTTGACCCCATAGGCGACACCGCTGGCCGCCTTAGTGTCGCCAACCTTGGCGAGGATCAGGCGGCCTTCCGAATTCTCGTACGCGAGCAGACCAGCATTGCGCGCGAACTTCTGGATGATTTCGGCTGCGGTCTCGCCATAGTTGAGCGCCCAGCCGGTTGCTTCCGGCCCCGGTGATGCGCCCGGACCCATTTGGACGTCGATCTTGTACGGCAGCACCAGCTGCTGCGCGACGTAGAGCGCCGTACCCTTGATGATTTGCCCGGTTTTCCACTCCGCCGAGCAATCCACGAGGTCCTGGGTCCGCCCTCGGCCTTCGATCGCGACGTTGTGGGTCTCCGACGTTCCGCCTTCGTCGCTGCGGTCGACATAGCCGGTGATGACCTTGTCGTTCCCGATCAGGATCGTGCATTCGCTGCCCTCGATCGGGATCAGGTCACCGTCCTCAGGCGCGATCGAGCTGGCTCCGATGCTGAAACTGTTCGGGAAGCCCTCGACCCGTAGCGTGATCGATACGTCTTCCCAGCCGCCGAGCTCCGTGTCGGAGACGTTGATGAAAACCTCGTCCTGGTCGCGAGGAAGGCTGTTGCCGGAGACGATGATGTCGTCGGGCTGGCCGCCGAACGGGTTCGTCATGCCGCAAGCGCCGTGAAGTCGCTTGGCATGAAGAGCGGATGAGAAACGCCAGCCTGGGCAATGAGTTCGGCGGCGCGGTTCGGATCACGATACAAGCGCTGCGCGAGCGCCGGCGCCGGCAGACCGGCGGGAAGGGACCAGGCGCGCAGACCGGCAAGCGTCGCGCCACGGGATCGCAGATCGCGTATGACCGCGCCGCGCGCGTTGCGCAGCGCCCTGAAACTTTCATCGTCACCGGCGTCTGCGGCCTCCTCCGAGAGGCCGCCGATGCTGCTCGCCAGTTGGCCGATCAGAGTTGCGGCCTCGTCGGCGCTGCTGGGCTGATACCGAGCACCGGCGTTGACCATTTCCGCCGCCGCTGTCCGGCGGATCATACCGGCATAGGCCGTTCCGATCGGCGTGAGCGATTCCGGCCGCGGTGAAACGAAGGTGATCAGCTGACCCAGCAGTCGCATCGCGTCAGCAGGATCCGAACAGGCGGCCGCCAGGCTCTCGACGAGCGCGACAGCGGTCGTGCCAATATCCGGTGCAAATGCGAGGTCGGAACTGTCGATCGCCTCTCCGGCAGCAGTCGTCGCGGCCATAATCCCCGAACGAAGCGCCGACGACCGCGTGATCAGGTCAGCGATCGTGGTGCCGCTGTCGAACGGCGATTGAGAGGTGCCGAACGCACCAGCGTTGGACCCACTCGCGAACCGGCCGAAATTTCCCGGCAGCAGCGCGGCGACGCGGTACAGGGCGGTCGCATCCGCGCCCAGGCTGATCGTCTTGCTGGTGAACGTGGCCGCGGTGACCTGCAGATCCTTGCGGCGTGCGCCGTTGTTGGCAGCTTCGGCGATCAGCCGGACTCCGTCGGCGACGAGAGCGGCTTTGAGCTTATTGGCCATGGTGAGCAGGCCCGAGGTCGCGCTTTTGGCGGTCGGGTACTGGCGCTTGCCGGCTTCGACGAATTCGAGGTCGAGCGTCGACATCTTGCTCGCACCGAGATCCGCGCCGATCGCGGCGTGGGTGACGACAACATTGATGACGCCCAGCGTCGGGTGCGTGAGCAGGCCGGGGCCTTTCGCCTCTACTGCCGAAACGAGCAAGGCGCGCTGCAGCTGGATAGGTCCGCCCGAGAAGACGACGTCGTTGTCAACGATAAAGCCGCGAAAGCGGAAGCGCCGCGTCGCGCGCCCCATATCCTCCGCCCATGGATCGTCCCGGCCGGGATATTGGTGCAGCGCGATGCGACGGCCACCCTGGGCATCGTCGGCCAAAACCGCAAAGGGGGCGCCACGAAACGACGCCGGGAGAAGATCACCCCCAAACAGCGGCATTTGGCGTCCTTCCTCTTGTTATGATAGTCGCAGGCCTGACGGAGACGCCCAGATGATCAGGTCACTATTCGCTGCGCTCGCGACGCTGATGTTGTGCATCGGCGGAGTCGCGCGCGCCGCTGGCCCGGAGACGCAGTGGCGTGACTATTCGAACGCTAGGTTCGCGTTCGCGGCCTGTTACCCGGCGTCGACCTTCAAGATGGAGCCGCCGCCGGCGATCGATGATGGCCGATCGTTCTATTCGCGCGACGGAGCGGAACTGGATGTATTTGGGTCCTACTTCGGCGCCGACGGCGGGCTCGCCAAAGAGCGAGCGGACGAAGAGCGAAACGTAGAGGGTTCGATCAATTATCGAGCAGCTGGCACCGACTGGTTCGTCTATTCGGGATCGGGACGCGGCAAGATATTCTACAACAAGACCATACTCCGCGACGGCCGCTTCGTATCGCTCGCGATCAAATACCCGGTTGCGCAGCGCGCGAAATACGATCCGATCGTGCGCCGCATGGTCGCGTGTTTGAAAGTGTTCCGCCCGGCCTTCTAAGCCAGCCTTCACCCGCCCCGAACTGGCTCGAAAGCGTAGCTCACCGCTGGCGACTTGGATGGTCCGGCCGACACCTTCGCCCGCGTTCCCGGAGGCGCGTTCTCGAAACGGACGTCGACCTTGACCGGAATCTCGGGCGCCGCCGCCCCGTTATTGTAGCGGGTCAGCCCGTCGTCGCGCATCATGCGGCGCAGCTTGGAGCCGTAGCGCGGGTCGGTGGCGTAGCGCGGGTCGCGCGAGGTGCCGCCGCCCAGCTCGTCCGCATAGGCGCCGACGTCTGGCAGGGCGGCGCGCGCCTTGGCGTATGGCCGTCCCGTCGCCAGCAGCTTCGCATGCGCGTCGAATGCGTCCTCGATGCTGTCGAACACGCGAAACTTCGCGATCGTCCTGATCGCCTTACCGGCGATCACCTCGGTGGTGGCGGCGTTGACGAACGGCTCGCCCGCCTTGGCCTTGATGCCGAAGGGGTTATTCGAGCCGCGCGGCATCCGGCGGCCGTACGAACTTTCGAGCCCATATTGGGCCAGCGTGATCGAAGCCGGAACGCCGTATTTCCGCTCGGTCGCCTGAGCGGCCCTAATCACTTCGGCGGTCAGTCCCGGGCGAATGGCACCGCCAGCAGCCCGGCCGATCGCATTCGCTGCGCGCTCCATCTTGTCGGCAGCGCGATCGATCCTGCCGGCGCCGGTGTCGAACTTGTCGGCCGCGCCGGCGATCCAGCGGCCGCCCTTTACGATGGCATCGTAACCGGGCTCGGTAGCACCGGCGACGGCTTCACCGCCGACCATCAGCGCTCGGTCCTTTAACTGGCCCACCATCGCCGACTTGCGCGTGAGGCGCTTGCCCTTGGCGATTTGCTCGTCGCTGAGGACGGCGGCCGATTTATCCGCGTCAGCCATATCGGCCGACAGGGATTTGCCGCCTTGGGTGAACACTGGCAACGTCTCGAGCGGAATGCCGAGGATCCTCGCGGCGGTGCGGCGCCCCGAGTTGTTCTGTTTCGCAAGGGCGTCGGCGATCGCCGGCAGCATCTTCGCGACGTCGACGGTGCCATCCGAGTTTAGCGCGAGCTTGATGCCGAGCTTGTCGAGCAGGCCGATGGCCTGGGCGTTGCGGCCGTACCGCGCGTCGTTGAGCGTCTGCGACAGCCCGGCAATACCGCCTGTCGCCTTGTCCTTGTCGACGCCCGCGCGCTCGGCTGCCGCGGTGAATTCCTGAAGGGCCTTGGTGCCTACGCCGATGATCTCGGCGGTCCTGCCGATCGACGCCGCGCCGCGCGCCCAGCCATCGGCCATCTTGAACAGGGCGTACCCGGCCGCCGCGACGGCCGCGATCGTTCCTGCGACGGCGACACCGACGCCGCCGATCACGGTGGTCAACAGACCGCCCTCGGCCGCCGCCACGCCCATACCTTCGCCCATGGCGCCGGCAGCCTCGCCAATCGCGCCCATGCGCTTGGCGACACCACCCATCATCGAGCCGTTGCCGAACAGCTTTGCGCCGGCCTTCTCGGTCTCCGCGAACGTGCGCAAGATTGCGCGCGAAGTGTTGCCGATAGACGCGCGGTTCGCGGATTCGATGTGCTTGGGGATGCTGCCGATCCGGCGCTCAGCCGATGCGACGCCTTTAGCCGTCTTGTCGTCGGCCGTAATGGCAATGCCATAAGTCGGCTGGCTCATATCAAATGCCCTCCGACCATTCCCACCATTGCTTCAGCACCGACCATGGTCGCGTATCGATCTCGTCGGGCAATTTCCCGAAGCGAGCGGCGAGCGCGACCAGGATGCGCCCCTCATCGTGCGGCGCGGGCCTCAGTCCAAAAAAAGCAGAATGAACCGCGATGCCTTCATGAGCGCGCGCGAGCCGATCTGGTCGATGACCTGCTCCGGGACGCCCGCCACGACGGAGATAGCCTTGGTGTCAGCTGCGATGCCGGTGAGCTTGTCCCACTGCTTCCATTCCGAGGCAGTCGGCTCGCGCAGCTTGAGTTCGGTATAGGTCAGGTCACCGAGCGACACGGGCTTCCGCAGCGGCACCGTCAGCTGATAATCGACGCTCTCGAGATAGGCCTCAACCTCCTCTTCGGAGGCGTTGCGGGCGGGGAATGGCAGGGCGGCCATGTCAGGCTTCCTTCACGTCCGCACCTTCCCAGTCGCAGGGGAAGGTGCCGTCCTCGGTGTTGACCTCGATCGGATCGCCGACGTGCCACATATTGCGACCGACAACGGTCTTGCCGTTGGCGAGGACGAGCACGACGGTCTGGTTGGTCGCCTCGTTCAGCAGGCCGATTTGGACGTTGTTGGCGTCGCGTCCCTTGAACGAAATGCGGCCGGCGGTCGGCTTTTCGGAATAGCCGTGAACGCCGTCCTGGCCAGTGAGCGTCTCGCGCGTCGAGCCCGATATGCGATAGGCGGCTTCGCCCGAGATGGAGAAGGACACGCCGTTAATGGTGATGAAGGCAGTGCCGGCGATGCGGTTGGGATCGATTGCCATGGGGCGCTCCGATTAAACGAGCCGAAATTGAAATAGCACCGCGAACACGCGGAGCTGATCAATGAGAACGGCGGGGTAAAGCACGTCGACGCGGTTTGGGTTGCTCGCGTTCTGCTCGACGACCAGGTTGGTTGCGAAGTCGCCCGATTGCTGGACGAAACCAGCCGCCTCGAGCTCGCGATATTTGGCGATCAGGTCTGCCCGAATCGTGTCGGGCGTGACGACGTTGGTACCGGGCAGGATCCTGGTGCCGTTCACCGCCAGCTTCTTGCGCCCATAGGTCGTCTGGACGACGCTGCGCAGCTGCCGGAGGATATAGACCGACAGGAACAGCGTCTCGACCTCGAGATAGCTGTCGTCGGCGTTGCCCTGGGCGTTGGTGACATAGGTCGTCGTGATGTTCTCCATCACGACCGTACCGGCGTCGACGGTCCAGGTCGCGCAGCCGCCATAGAGCAACGTGTTGTTGCGGACCGAGATCGGGAACAGCGACTGCTGCAGTGGGGGCAGCAGGCCCGGCACCGGCAGGAATTGCAGCGGAAGGCCCGGATCCTGCCGGATCGACACCGCGGCGCCGGCCATGAACGCGGCCGCCCATTTCCAGGGCGGGGTAGGGGAGCCGTTCACCGCGACGTTGGTGATGTGCTGATTGTTGAGCGTCGTCGCGAAGGTCGCGTTGGTGCCGGCGGTGCCGCGCTTCGCTACCCAGCAATGCCCGTAAACCTGGCTCGACCACGACCACCGGCCGGTGTCGTCGCTCAGCAGTGCGGCGATCGCCGCCATCGAGGTCGTGTCCGTAAGCGAGCAGGCGATGAAGTCGAACGCCATGTCGTTGAGATTGGCCAGCGCGGTCGTCAGTGATGGGTTGGTCGTCCCACCCGTCATCGCGACGATCGTGATCGAGGATCCGAACGGCACGGCCTCGCCACCGGCATTGCCCTTGTAATTGTAGGAGATGTCGATGTCGTTGCCGCACTCGCCGCCGTTGCGCGCGGTCAGGTTGACCTTGCTGAGAGTGGTGCCGTCGACGGCCGCTGTCACCGATAGGTTGGCCGCCGTGATAGCCGCGGCGACCGCCGTCGCCATTGCGTTGGCGGTCGTGCCGACCGCTACCGGCACGGATACGAGCCGACCGCCGATATATAGCGATATGGTGCCCGGGCGCGTGTTGGGCCCGGTAAATGCCACCGAACCCGTCGCCGCGATTGCGGCGCCATCGTCGGCGACCGGAAGCACCCACATCTCGCCGTTCTTGTCGACCGCCCGATAGGCGTCGATCATGCCGCCCAGGATCGAGCCCGGGCCAGCGGCGGCGCGGCTATCGACGGTCGACTGGCAGACCACCGGAATATTCGCGGTCATCGTGCCCGCTGCGGTCTTCTGCCCGATGAGCAGGGCGCGCTGCGGCACCTGGTTGGTGTTGGCGCGCGAATTGTCGAGCTCGGCATAGAAGAGCGGGACGCGCGTGTTGCTCGGGATGTTCTTGAAGGGGATCGTCACGGTCAGGCCTCCTCGCCGCCGGCGGCGGCCTTCTTCTTCGTCGAAGGCTCGGGCGCCGGCGCCTCGTCGGTGACATCACCGTCGGCCAGCAGTCGAACCCAGTGGGGATCGAAGGGATTGACGTCGATGCCATCGGCATCGACGACGCGTTGGGTTGCCGGGTCGCGCACGAGGCGCCCGGGCACGGAAAACACGCGCATGCGCAGCTCCTAGGTTGGGAGGTCGACCGACAGGCCGGTTGGCGGGAGGTTGGGGTTGGCGATCGTTACCTCAGTGAGGTCGTCGCTTGCGACCGGCGCGAAATTCTCCGGTCCTTCGTAGAATTCGAGAGACAGGTCGATCTGAACGCCCGCCACGTGCGTGGCAGCATCGCTGTTGAAAGCGAGCTGCGACGTCATCGTCGGGATGTTCTGGATACTCTGCGTCAGCGGCGAACTGTTGACGACCGCGACTTCAATCTCTCGCTTGAGGGCCCAGACTGCACCTTCGACCGCCATGGCACCGGCATCGTCGACGGTGGCCAGCCCAGAGACCTCGGCGGAGATTCGCACGGTCGCCACCGACGTGAACTGTATTGCGCCGCCCCGGCCGAGCGATGTGCGCTGCTCGTGAACGAGGCGCAACTTGATGATTGGGTATTGGCCATCCTGCGTAGGCCAGTCGCCGGGTTTGTAGACGTTCGTGCCTGCGGCAGTGTTCGCCTGCAGGATCGCATCATAGACAAGCTGAAGCAGGTCGATCGACGTCGTCATGCCATTTCCTGAAGCATCAGCTTGGCGTGGCCGTGCCCGTCCGGCTGGACGTCGCGGACGACATATCGCTTGCCCGTGCGAGGGATGGCGATCGTGTCGCTCTGTGCCGGCGGGCGCGGAAACAACGAAACACGGACGCCGAGCACCGGCCGGCGGGACGTCGACGCGGTCCCGTCGTCCGGGTTCACATCGATCTGCTCGTACTCGGCGTCAAACACCGCGTCGGCGAGTGCAAAAGCCGGCAGCCCACGCGGAGTGTAGATTGGGAGGCCCGTGGCTCCGCCCTCGCCGAAGACCCCCATGACGGGGGCGAGCACGAGACCATCCCAATCGATCGACATTATCAGGCGCCGCGGCGGCCGCTGGCGAGCGTCTCCGGACGCTTGCAGATGAACAGCGGATAGCTGAACGCCTCGACACGCCACCACATGTTCCGATCGCGATCGAAGATCGGAATGATGTAGACCGGCTGGCCGGGCGTGTTGATCCAGTCGAAGCTTTCGCCCGGTGCATAGGCGACCTCGAACACGCCCGGCGCGCCCTCGGGGAAGAACTTCACGGTGTCGTCGGGCACCTTGATCGTCGCGTTGTCGTCCGACCCGCGATAGTTGATCCAGGTGATGCCGCCGAATTCGAAGTGCCGCCAGGCGGTGCCTTCGCGCAGCTCCGACGCTTCCGACCAGTTCTTATAGGTCTTTTCCACGTCGATGTGGGTGGTGAACTTGTCCCAGAAGCCGTCGGAGCAGATACCCACCACCTTGGTCGTGGGCAGGAACGCGCCCTTGGCGGCGCGCGCCATCGTGCGGACCACGGTGTTACAGATCGGGCGAAGCGAATACTCGATGTTGGCATCGAGGTTGAACGCGAACTCGCCCGGCTGGGCGAGCTCGAACTCGTCGTTCCAGTTGTAGAGGACCGAACCGTCCTGGTCGACGAGCACGCCCTGGACAGCGCCGAGGCGCATGTTTTCCCAGGTGTAATTGATGTTGTTGACGATGCCGGTCGGGCCGTGAAGGCGGCGAGCCACTTCGTCCTGCACCTGCATGAGCACGGACGTCTCGCCGAACGCGCGGATGTTCTGCAGTTCGTGGCTGTGAACCGTGTCGCCCTGCGTGATGCGGGGGACCTCGAAATAGCGCATCTTGCGCTTCTCGGTGGTGCGTTCCGAGTTGATCGGCGCGCCGCGCTGACTGGTCGGGATGACCGTCAGGATGCCGTTGCGCTCCTCGACCGCGAGGGCGGTGGTGCGGATCGGATTCGGGGTGAAGAGGTTCAGGTCACCCAGCACGCTGGGGAGATGAGGAACGCGGTCGACCGCGCTGGTCATCTCGATCGACGAGAACGGATCGGTCTTGAAAATGTCGATGATCGTGCCGGACATGGCGGGAATCTCCATCGGGTTGCGCCCGCCATCGCGAGCCAACGGGTTAGGGGGCGCGGTGTCGCCGCGCCCCTCGCGGGGTTAGGTGTTGAGGATGCCGCGCGCCGCGAGGGCGGCGAGGGCGGTGGTCTTGTGCTGGTTCGTGGTGACGTTCGGTCCCCAGACGAGCTCGGATGCGTTCACACGCATCGGGCCGCGCACGTTGGCGACGGTCTTCTTGTCGGCCGACGTCGCATCGCGCTGGCCGCTCCACATGATCGCCGAGGCGTTCTGCAGACCGTTGGTCGCGGTCGGATCGTACGGGGAATACTTCAGCGACCCCGTCACCGAGATCGTGAAGCTATCGCCCGACACGAAGTCGGTGGCGCCGTCGGCGAGCGTGAAGGCAAGTCCGCCCGCCGAGAACGCCACGGCAACGTTGCCGTGGCCGATCTCGATGCCGTCGGGGTCCTCGACCACGAAGGTGCCTGCATTGGCGTTCGGCTCGACGAAGATCAGCTTGTAGTCGCCGGGGCGCGCGGCGCCGGAGACAGTAATCGCGCCCATCACACCGTTGCCGGTGTTGGTGCCGAGGGCGACCGCGGTGGCGGCGCCACCGGCGATCTGGCTGGCGAGCACGAGGCCGGCGAGGCAGACGCCGGCGCCGGAGAGCAGCGTGATGGTTTCACGCGTGATCATGCCGTCGCTGGGATCCCAGACGACATAGCCGCCGGTATGGCGGTTTTCGGCAATCGGAGTGACCTGGGGAACACCCATGGTGAAGTTCCTTTACGAAAGAAGGTGAGGCTGAGTCGGATCAGCGACGCGGCGTGATGCCGAGCTTGGCGAGCGAACGATCCCAGCTCGAGCCGGCTTTCGGCTTCTGCTGGTCTGCGCCCCCGGCGCTCGCGCCGAGATTGCTGTTGCGCGATTCCCGACTGCTGCGGTCAGGAGCGGCATTGCCGACGCCCTTCTGGCCCTTGAGGACGGCGATCGCCTCCTTACGGGTCATCGTGGTGTCGCAAGCGAGCGACACGGCCAGGACCGGGTTGTTCGCCGCATGCGACGACGAGAGAATCGCGGTGACGCGTTCCCGCTCGCGACGACGGGCAGAGGCGGCGGCCGAGCGGCCGGTCATCTCTTGCTTGTCGTCATCGTCTTCGGCGTCTTTGCCGTCGTCATCGTCCTCGGAGCGCTTGGCCCGGCGCGAGCGCTTGCCCTCGGGCTGCTCCTCGTCGTCGTCCGAGGCGTCCTTGCCGTCGTCGTCGTCGTCTTCAGCGTCCTTGCCGTCGTTGTCGTCCTCGGAGCGCTTGGCGCGGCGCGAGCGCTTGCCCTCAGGCTGCTCATCGTCGTCGTCTTCAGCGTCCTTGTCGTTGTCGTCCTCGGACATCTCGTCGCGCTGATCGTCATCGTCAGAGCGCTTCGAAGCACGAGAAAGGCCGGCGAAATGCGCAAAGCGGCTCGCGCCGGCCATCAGGCTGGTCTTCATGGTCAATACCTCATTGAATAGGCGCGAAGCCTTGGGGGCGGGGCCGAGTCCCCGCGCGGTCAGTCGAGCTCGGCGAGCAATGCTCGGAATGCTTCGTCGGGCGCCATGACAGCGTCGGCGAAGCCGGCGTCGACACCCTCCGAGCCGAGAAACGTCCCGGCTTGGGTGTCGAAGACTTTTTTCTGCGGGATGCCGCGGTTGCGCGCGACGGTCTGATCGAACAGGTCGCCGACGCGCTCCACGTCCGCCTTCATGCGCTTGAACGCGTCGGGCGACAGGTTCTTCATGTCGGAACCTTCACCCTTCAGATCGCCCTTCGTGATCAGCGTGACCTCGATGCCGGCTTTCTTCAGGGCGTCCTCGAACGACACGTGCATGTAGATCACGCCGACCGATCCGGTGCCGCCGGTGCGCGGCACGGTGATGCGGTCAGCCGCGGACGCGAGGGCATAAGCGGCCGAATAGGCATTCTCGCCGAGAATGGCCCAGATCGGCTTGGTGCCGCGCGCCTTGTAGATCGTGTCGACCAGGTCGAAGCAGCCGGCGACCTCGCCGCCTGGGCTGTCGATATCCAGCGCGATCGCGTCGATCGCCGGGTCGCACAGGGCTGCGATCACGTTCTGGCGAATGCCGTCGTAACCGGTCATGCCTGAATAGGGCCGCAGGGTGCCGGTGCGCTGCACCAGCGTCCCACGGGTTTCGATCACGGCAACGCCTGCGACGGTGTCATAGCCGACGTCGGTGCGCCGGGTGCGCCGCGACGAGTAATCGGCTTCGTCCTCCTGATCCATCATCACGAAGTCGCCGTTGACGTGCGTGATGTGGGTGATGCCGAGCCGGTCCGACAATGCGGCCATGACGATCTCGGCCTTGCCAGGCAGGATCGCCAGCGGCGTGTTGAACAGCCGCGTGGCGAGTTGAGGGAAGAGGCTCATTTCGTGCTGCTCCGCTTGGCCTTTGTCTCCGCCGGCGCCGGCGGCGGGGCAGGGGATGCGGCGGACTCGTCGTCAGCGCACATGCAGCGCAGCTCGATCGTCTCGGGATCCTCGTTCACCCGAAGGGTTTCACCGCCGAGGATATGAATGGAGGTTCCACCCTCGCACGCGTCCAGATAGGCGATCGCGCCAACCGCGAGCCTCATCAGGCGAATGCCGCCGTATCGGGTGACGTCGATGAACATCAGGCCTCCTGCGGCGTCGGCTTGGTGGCGACTTCGGTCGCGGTCTGGTCGGTGCCCATCCATTCCGGCCGCGGCAGACCCATGTCAGCCATCTTCCTGAACTCGATGGCGCGCTGGTCGATGTTCTCTTCCCAGTCCATGCCCTGACGCGCCGCTTCCACCTCCAGGGTGGAGAGCGCGGCGTCGAGCCCGAGCACCACGCCCTGGCGCTCCCCGACCGGATCGACCCAGCCGCGCGCGGCGCCAAGCCAGCGGCAACGGGCGTAGGCGGTGCGCATCTCGTAGTATGGCGGCGCATTGCGGGGCAGGGGGACTTCGCCGCGCTCGAAGGCTTCGCCCAGCCAGGTCGCGTACATCGGCGACGCGGTATTCTGCTCGAACTCCGACGTCCGGCGCACGAAAGTCTTTTCGGCCTCGACGATGCCGGCGCGCGCCGATGACCAGCTCGCTTCCGAATAGTCGTTGTGCACCTGCTCGCCCGACATGCCCAGGACGGCAGCGAAGCCGCGGAGCATTTCGTGGGTGAACGGGCTGAACCCACTGTTTGGCCGCACTGGAGCGACGGTCTTGATGTCCTCGCCCGGGGCGAGGGTGGCGACGCGAACGTCGTTCACCTGCAGGTTTTTCTCCTCGTGGAACTCGGAGCGCATATTCTGGTACCAGCCGAAGCCTTTTTCGGCATCCTCGTCGCCGCCATCGAGCGCTTCGCGCACCATCTCGACGTCGAAAGGGGAGGTGACGTAAAGGCCGAATGCCGAGGCGACGGTAGCGGCAGAGAGCTCAACGCCGTAATAGCGCGACAGCATCTTCAGTCGCCCGAGCACCGGCGCGAAGATCGACATGCCACGGCTCTGCGCGAACCGGTCGGGATCATAATCATGATAGACCCGGCGCCAGCCGTCTTCTGGATCCTCGCGAAGAACGCGCTCCCATTCCATCGATTCGACCGCGTTGTACCAGTCGAACTGGTGCGCCTTGCGGATATGGTAGGCGACCGGCACCTCGTCGGAGTCGATCTCGACGCCACCGCGCAGGTACCGCGTGTCCTGCTGCTGATAGGGGTTCGAGAGCCGATCGGGGTCGACGCCCTGGAAGCAGGTTGCGTATCGCGCAGCGCCCGGGCCCATACGGTCGGGCCGCCACTGCGCGACAATCAGCGATTCACCGTCGACCAACTTGTGGCCGAGCGCCAGGCGAAATTGCTGCGAGACCGACAGCCGGCGGCCGACGTCGTTGAAGTGGCCGAGATCCTCGGAATAGTTGCGCCACAGCGCCTCGACGGTCCGGCGGAAGTCTTCCGCCCATTCCGGGTCGAAAGCCTTGTTGAACAAAGCCAGCGCGCGATAGTCGGGCTTCGACACGAGCCGGTAATTCGAGCCGATCGTGCTGTCGAGAATGCGGCTGATCGCACCCTTGGCCCACGCGTCGTTGCGGTGGAGATCACGCGCTCTGGCCGCGATGCGGTCGCGGTTGGGGTTGATCTCCGAATCCGGCGAGCGGGTCGTCGGGTACCAATCCCCGAATTCCTGCTGGGACCAATTCGCCGCGTCGTAAGGAAAGAAATTGCTGTTCGGGCCCGACAGCGCACCACGCATGCCCCCGCGGCCGCGCGAGCGAATGCGGTCGATCGCCTGACTCGAAATGACGCGCCCGCTGGCGTCGAGGAGGGCAGGGGGATTCGCCATCAGAAGTTAACCCGAATGGCGCGACGGGGGCGGCAGATCAGGCCGAGTTGCGCCTGCACCATACGGATCGCGGCGGTCAGCTCGCCGAGGTTGGCGCGGGAATAGGTGACGGACTTCGACCCGTCGCCTTGGGTGTACGTATAGTTGACACCCTTCGCGCCGCTGGAAATATCCAGATATGCCTGCTGCAGCTGCGCCAGCCGCTGCTCGAGCACGCCGGCGTCCATTCCGGCGAGGATGCTGGTTGAGGGATCGTAGCGCCCCATGTGCAGGATCCTTCAGGCTAAACGTTGCGCGATCGAGCGGCGGGCCTTCGGCGGTTTGGCCGGCGGAGGCGGGGGTGGTGGCGCATTGGCCACCTCGGTCGCCGGTTGCGGCGGGAGCGGGGCACCTGGCTCATCGTCGCCATCTGCCGCCGTCGGGGCGGTGACGATCGTGGTGATCGCTGCACCGACCTGGTCGGCGATCCGATTCAGTTTGGTGCCCATGTGGATCAGGCCGCGCAGGGCGGCATAGGCATATACCCGACAGTCGAGCCGCTCGTTCGCCCGCCCTGGGATTGGAACCCACTTGCGCACTTTCTGTGCGCCTTCGCCATCGACCTGGATGCGCTCCGCCGTCAGCTGCTCGAATGCGGCGACGTCCCAGTCGGTGTTGAAGTGCATGTACCCCGGGCCGGGCGTTTGCTTGTGCAGCCAGCCGCGGACGGCATCCTTCGCCGCATTGACGCCGATAATCACCGGCCGAAAGGTCTTCCGCGATCGCGTGCTCGGCCGCTTTATCGGCCACACCGGGTTGCGAAAACCGGTCCGTGCGCTCTCGCCCTTGATGGCCCAGATCTTGCGGCCGAGCCTCGTCTTCGAGAAATTATAAACGGCGTCGGTGTGGTGGCCGCCAGAGTCCTGGCAAGCCGCGGTGATCACGAAGGGCCGTCCGTCCGCCCGATACCATGTGCGAGCGAGATATTCGTCGAGCGCGAGCTGCGTCGCCGGATCGGTCATCTCGCCATCGATGACGTGATACTCGACCGACCAGCTTTCTTCGTTTCGGCCCCAGCCGACGACCTCGATCTCTACGCGATAGTCCTGGGTGTCGATCCCGGCGGTGAGCATCGCCACGCCATCCGGAACCACGCCCGTTGCCCAGTTCTCGCAGCGCTTGAGCAGCGCATCGATCGCGATCTCCTTGCCGCCGTGTCGACGGTAGGGGAGGGCAGCCTGGGTATTGTACCAGACCTGTTTCTTGTCCTCGTCATGCTGCGCCGCGAGCCACTTGCGCGCGATGTATGGTGGAGCGTCCTTAGTCCACGGTGAATAGAGCTTGCTCGCTTGAAATCCGGCATGCTCATTCGATACCGCCCAGGTCCCGCATTTCGCGCACTTGGCTCGATAGACCGCCCATCGGTCGGATTCCCACCAGGTCCAGACTTTGTCTGTCGCGTCCGGGTCTTTCTCTCGCCAAAGCGCCTCGTAGGTTTCGAGCGGCGCTTGGCGTTCGCCGCAGCAATCGAACGGCCGCGTTTGGTGCCACCGGATGGTATCGAGCGCGCGGCGGCGCTGACCCTCCGTCCAGGCGGTCCCGCATGCCTCGCAATAGATTTGCGCGGTCTCAGGCTTGTGCCGCTCGCCGTCCTCGCTCTTTTCCCACTCGATGTGCTTGAAGAAGTCCGGAAACTGTCGGTGCGAGCAATGCGGGCATTCGACCGAGGCGCGCCGTTGATCCGAAGTAAGATAGCTCGCCTCGATCCGACTTTCGTCCTTCACCGTCGGTGAGCAGACCCGGATCGACAGCCAGTTCGGAAATTTGGCGGTACGCTCGTCGCCGATATCGATCGGGTCGCCCTCTCGGGTCACCGGATACTTGTCGACCTCGTCGTACATGACGATGCGGACGGGGCGACGGGCAAGGTTGTCCGGACTGCCGGCGCCGACAAGGGCAAGAAAGCCGCCCGGAAATGCCTTGAAGAGCAGGGTCTCTTCCGAGCTGCGCGTCTTTGTGGTGCCGACCAGCTTCCGCAGCGCTGGTGTCGACGCGATCAGAGGGGCAATTCGTTCCTTCGAGAATTGCTCGGCGGCATCCTCCTTGGGCTGCACAAGAAGCATGTCGCAGGGATCATAGTCGGCGTGGAACCCGAAAACGTTCTCGAGTAGCGTGGTCTTGAGCAGCTGCGTGGCAACCATCGCCGTGATGATGTGAACGCCGGGCTCGGTGACCGCCAGTTTCGGACCTCGCGCCACCTCGACCACGGAGGTCAGGAACTGGCTACCATCCTTCAGCTTGCGACGGGTGTCGGCCCACTGGACGACGCTGACGCGCGGCGGAGGTGTCCAGCCGCGCCTGACAGCTTGGTATAGCCGCGCCTCATTCTTCTTGAGCGGCGAAATTTCCTTGCGGCTCTCCGAGCTGCTCGAGCTGCTGTTGGACATGGATCGTCAGGGCCTCCACGACCTTGTCCGTCTCCAGGTCTAGGTCCGCGGCGAGGAGAGGACCGACGCGGGCGGGGAAGCCGATCCAGATGTCCCGCCAGCTCCGGGCCGTTTCGAAGAAGATCTTCTCGGCGCGCTCGCGCTCGACCAAGTCGCCGGCATCCTTTCGGGCAGCGATCAAGTGCTTGGCCGCGAGCGCATTCTCTTTGATCTGCTCGGCCTGAACGATGCCGCGAAAGCGGCCGGCGAGCACATCGACGAGGAACCCGTCGGCATCCTCATCAGCGAGCCTTTCGATCGCCGCGGCGACTTCGTCGGCAGTCGGTGCGGACACTTTCGATCTGCGGACACCGGGTGCGGACACTTTCACCGTGTCCGCAGGCTGGTCCGCACCGTCAGCGGGGCGGCGATTCTGTCGCCGCCAACCGGTTCCGGCGAGTGCCGCGTCGATCTTACCGTCGGCGGAAGCGCTTAGTTTCCCGGACTTAATTGCCCGGCGAACCAACTTCTCATCGCAACCGTCGAGCCGTGCGAACTCGCGCGCGCTAACAAGGTTGGCGGGTGCGGACATTTGGGTGCGGACACCTTTTGCAAGTCGGAGCTGGCCACGCGTCGGGGCGCGCAATTACCCTCGATGCAATAGGGGCGTGGAGGGACCCGTCAGAACGATCCATTGCGACCGAGGCTCACCTTGCGGGCGAGGCGACGGCCGAGCTTGTTGCCGCGGCGATGGATGGACCTGAATGCGAAGCGATTGACCCTCGGTTTCCGTTTCGTGCGACGACGCACGGTCTTGCCTGCCTTGGCGGCGGGGGCCGGCAAGATAGCAGGCCGACTGGCCGGGGCCGCGACATCCACGCCCATCACGAGGGTAGCAGCGGCCATCGCTGCCATCATTCCGCGACCGAACATCGTCATCTCCGAGCAGTGGCGATCGCCATGCGCAGCGCATCCTCAAAGGCCGCACGCGCATGGCGATCGATGTAGGCCCGGGCGCGCTGCTCGAATGGCAGGCGCTTGGGCGCGGGGGTCGTGTCCTCGAACTGGATCAGCAAGCGCAGGCCAGTTCGGCCCTTGGTGCCACGTGATCCGTCGCGGCGCATCCCGTTGGCGGGGCGTTGCCACACACCGTTGATGATCTTGCCGTTGCGCGTCTTCACGGGGCCGATGAAGACGCCGGGCTTACCCTTGAGGGCAGCCAGCTTGCCACGCGTGAGGTTGCCGTAGCGGTTGAGCGCGACGCCGCGGGGCGCGAGCATGCCCTTCTTGGTACCGAGGAAGCGCGGGCCACCCGCTACGTAAGGGGTTAGATACTGCGCCTGGATGTCCTTGGCGGCGACGATCGCGACCGGTCGGGACTTAGTAGCGACTTCGACCCGATATGCGTTCTGGGTGAAGGGCGTCGGGCTGTCGAACGTTTGGCCGATCAATTCGCGCTCGTCGGCCGCGACACCGCGCGCCAGTGTGTTGAGAGCGAGTGAAACAGCGAACGGAACTTGTTGCGATCGCAAGGCTATCAGCCCGCGATGCAGGGGCGATAGGTTGCCCTTGATGTTGACCGTTAGCACTTTGGCCCGCGGAACACGGCATAGATCTCGCGCGAGATGCGCTCGCCCTCGCCGATGAGGCGCTCGGCGCGATCGAGACTGCGTGATGGCTGCTCGACAGCATCCGACAGCGTCTCAAGCTCGTGGGCCAGCGACCGGAGCTTCTGCGCCCGGGCCATGTGATTGGCGGTTGTCATCTGGGATGATCCCGGATCGGGCGGTTAGGACAAAGCTTCGCTTGCTCGCCCAGCCACCTTTTCAGATGCCGGTCGAGGGAGTGAGGTCGGCGCACCAGTTGCCCGGGCCAAGGCGCTCACTCAGCCGCTTAGGCGGCGATCCCCATAGTGGGATTTGCGTTCTCTACCTGTTCGTCACCCAAAAGCCAAGTGCCAACCTTGAATCGAATTGCACCGCCGAAACAGACGAACGCGAACTGGCCATCGCTCTCTTCGACAATGCCTTCGAGGCCTTGAGCCGGACCGTCGGTGACGCGCACCGTTGATCCGGTGTCGAACCGCCGGCGGCGCGTCTTGCGCTCTGCCTTGGCCCAGCGGTCCTCTTCGGCGCGAAGGCCGGCAATCTCGCGATCCTGGACGTCGACCAACCTGCCGTTGTGTCGAAATATTGAGAAGGCGGGATGTGGGTTCACCGGATCGGCCGCGATAGTCAGCAATTCGATGGCGTGCTGCTTTCGAACGAACACGAATGTCGGCATGATCGCCACCTCGCGCTCGATGACCTTTTTTGAGCGGGGGCGGCGCCGACGATGGATGCGCAATGGCGTCCAAGCGCTTAGGCCGGCCTCGTCCAGCGACTTCATCAATGGCAGCGTGCGCGCGCCCGCAGTTCGAAGAATGCACCACGCGTCCGGCGTCTCGCTTCCGAATTGACCCTGTTCCACGATGCCCATCATCCCACCCCGATCAACGATCTGATATTTCGTACATCTTCTCCAACAGCGGCAGTCCGTAATCCGGCACATTGGAAATGACTGGATAAGCCGCCGCGAGCGCCACTGGCGGTTTGATGATCGACCACCCGCGCATCGCGCAGGCGATCTCTATCTCCGTGTCTGAAAGGCAGGCTGTACGGTCGACGAGACGGATCGAGCGAGCGACCCCGCGCTCGTACGTCAGGAGTCCATCACGCTCGAGCACGTCGAGCCAGGCGCCGACGTGCTGCCTCTGAACCCCGGTAGCCGCGGCGATCTCCCGATGGCTCGGCGATTGGCCCAGCGCGCGGAAGTGCTGGCGGATAGCTTCGATGATCTTCTGGCGGCGCGACGACATCGATGCCGTCGGCATGCCGAGAATATCATCCCCCATCGGACATCGCGTCCTTGAACGTGCCGCCGGACAGGCGCCGCATGATCTCCTTGGCGCCCTTGCTAAATTCCTCAGGGCTGAGGCACTCGGCCTCGCGCTTTCGGCGCGCGTCTTCCTTGTCCGCGAGCTTGGCGAGATACTCAAGATGGGCAGCGCGCGACTGCCGCTCGAACATCATGGGATTGGTGAAGGCGCGCAGCTCGCCCGCCGATTTGGGATAGAAGCGACGACCGGGTGCGTTGCAATATGCTCGACAGCCCGCCTTGAGGATGTCGATCGGCACGTCCGCGAGATGCGCGACCAACAGCGATAGCGTGGCGTCTGCTTCTTCCGCCGTCTCTTGCACCAGGATCGTACCCGATCGCAGCCCGCGCAGGACAGAATACCGCTCCTCGGCATCGCTCGGCGCCAAGGCTTGGCGATGCATCAGCGCCGCCGCCCGCAAATCGTCGCCCGCGCCGACGGGAATTGGGCGGCCATAGCCGTATTGCACCACGGCGCTGAGCAAGCGGAGATCAACCCATGCCGGAATCACCTGCAGCAAGGTCGCGACGGAGTAGCGGGTCGCGGGGGGTGTCTCTGTCGTGACGAGTTCGTTGGCCATTTCGCGTTTCCAGCGTTGCCGTGATCCATGCGACGGGATCGGACGGCGTTTGATGTTGAGCGGCGGATAGGGCGTCGAGCACGGCGCCATCGCCGAACTTCTGGCGCCACCGGCCGAGCAGTGAGCGGGCGTTGCGATCGGGGGTGCCGGTGCTGGTCAGGAGTGGCACGCCGGACGCGAACACGGCGGCTCGCAGGTCAGCAGGGTTTGGTGCAGGCGGCGGGGGCGGCGCAGCGGCGCCCGAACCGTCAGGTTCGGAATTATCTGTATCTGTATCTTTCTCTGGGGCGTTACCCTGCGTTACACCGCGTTTCTGTTCTTCTGCTGCGCGCTTCTTGTTCTCGCGGTGTTCCTTTACTCGCGCCGCACTATCATCCTCGCGCTTGGGCTGCCGGCGTTCCCATCCGGACAGGCGAAGGTCGATGATGACGCGCCCCTGCATGGCGTCGACGATGGCGGCAACATCGGCCTCTTCCACGTCGAGGGCAGCAGCGGCATCCTCGTGGCGCCAGCCTGCGACGCTGCCACGATCGGCAACGCGGGAGGCTTCCACCATAAGCATCGTGTAGGTCGAGATCACCAGCGCGAGCGGCTGCCCGCTCTTTCGCGCGATGACCCGCCATTTCGGATCGGTCGGCATGTCATGCCAAAGGCGAACCCAATCGGTCACGACGCCTCCAGCAGATCGAGCAGGGGCGCGGGCGCCGCCGGCATTTCGTATTTCGGGTAATCGCCGTCGCGCTCAAGGCGAAGGCGACAAGGCGAAATCCAGCGCTTGCGGGTGTCGGCTGGTGCCGCGTCGCGCTTGAGCCAGATGAAGGCCGAGTAGCTTGTCGCCGTCGACGCCTTCGTCCCGGGAGTCTCCGCCAGCGGGTCCACGTCACCCGCGCGTACGAGACGAGCTTTCAGCATCACCACGCGCTCGCTGAACTGCAGTTCGAAGCTGGGCGGCTGCGTGAGGAACAATGTTTCGGCGCGGTCCTGCCCCTCCGAGAATGCCGAGCGCGCGATCACCACCACGCCGACGCGGCTCAACCGCAGCGCGCGTTCAATGAATTCCTGGGCGAGGCGGAATGGTGGATTAAGGAACGTCCAATCGGTTCGATCGAGATGTTCGTCCGGCCCCCACAGATAGTCGCGCACCGGGAAGCCGTAGCCGTAATCGAAGATGTCGCTCGCCATCACATGGCCGAACACCTCGCGCAGCGGCGCGACCATGTGCCCGCGATTGGCGCAAGGTTCGCGGCAGTCCGACATCTCAAGCACGAATCCGAGGCTTTCCAGGAACTCGCAGATCGCCCGCGTCGCCCAGGGAGGCGTCGGGAAATCGTCGAGGCTGTCGGGCGGTTCGATGCGCTGCTGCATGACCGCTGAGGATCTGTTCTGGCTCATGCGTCGGCGCCAACCGGGGCTGGCAGGGGAATCGGGACAGCCTGTCCGCTGGCGAGGTTGATGAAGCCGCCGGCGTGGCCGATCGACCCGCGGCCGAGAAGGTCGAACAGCAGCGCCAGCGCGTGGCTCGCGACGACGCGGTTGACGAAGAGCGATTGACGCTCGAGCGCCTCCGCCACCGAGCAAGAGGGTGCATCGTCCTCCGCGACGCTCTCGTCGGCGAGCTCGGGGAAATACTCGAGCACCGTGGGGAGGCGTGCGTCTTTTTTGGCACCGCCGCCCGCCGGACAGCCGATCAAGAATTGCCCATCGGTCGCGCGGTTGCCGAGATCCAGCCAATAGCGAGGCGGCCGCCCTATCTCGCCCATCGCAGCACCCAGCGCCCGGCGAGCTGCGGCGGTGTCTACGCAGGTGATCAGGACGTCGACATCCCGCACGCCGATCGCTTCCGGGGCGCGGCCATGAACTGCTCGCCAAGCTAGCCCGTGCGCTAGGTTGATCCGCTCGGTGAGTGTGATCGCCTTCGAATTCCCCAGGTCGCAACTATAGAACGGCTGCCGCCCGAGATTTGCCTCGGTCACGATGTCGTCGTCGACGACCGTGACGTGCAGCGACCGCGACGATATCGCCCGCAGCGCCGTGTCGAGCGATGCGAGGCCCATAAGCATCTGCGCCCCGTTCCCGCCGCAGCCCACGAGCTGGACGGTGATGTCGTGCTTGTCGCATGCCGCGAGCAGATAGTGGCGGGCCGGCGCGTCAGGCTGCATCGTGATCTCCAGCGAATGGGCTGCGCGGCATGGGGAGGAACAGTCCATCGGCGCACAGCCGCGAAGCCATCATCGGCGGGCTGGCCGGATCGTCGAGGCCACCGAACACGAGCGCGATCTTGGTCGCATGGGCGTCGTCGGCATCGTCGGTCGAGCTGAAGAAGGCGGCCGCGCGACCGTGGCTGTGAACGTCGCAGACGATATGCCAATTCGGCGCCAGGTTCGGTGTGCGATAGACCAGCCGCGAGGGCGTCGCATGGTCGATAGCCGGGTAATCGACGGCGAATCGTCCGTCGACCTCGTTCCAGATAATGAACGCTGCCGCCTCGTTCGGCAGCGCAGCCCTGAAATGATCGATGATCTTGTCGAGGTGGTGACGGGGGACGAGGCCACAGCGCAGGTCAGCCCGCGGCCGGCCAATGCTGCCATAGGGGAAATAGGCGGCGAGCGCCCCGGTGATCGGCACGTCGAGCTCAAGCCATGGCCGGCGCAGGATAAGCATCACGCCATCATGGCCGACGGCCAGGCCACGGCCGGCGCGCGCTGAGCGAAGCGCATCGATGGCTGGTGACGATCCGCTCGGCGGGATGGGGTAGCACGGCGCGGCTGAGAGCACGGCCGCCGCGGTCGGGTCATTGGCGAGGATCGTCATGCGCGGCCACTCCGCGCGACAAGCTGCCCGAAACTCACCGGCCCGCCGGCGTCGAACGGCTTGAGCCGCTTGTAGGGGAACCGGACGGCCTTTCGCGTCGCGAGCTCATCCCATAGGCGCACCAGGCCGCCCTTGCCGGTTACGCTGTGCTCCTGCCCGGGATTGGGATGCGTCGACCAGGAATCGAACACCGCCCGCTCGTACTCGGCTATCGCGGCGAGCGTGATCTTCTTCGGCTGGGGGATGTTGCCCCAGCATAGTTGCCCGCTGGCAAATACGTTCAGCACCGGCGAGCACATCAACGCGGTCGACGCGGTCGGCCGTTCGTTGGTGGGCAGGGCGTAGACGCCAAGGCCCGACCGCGTGGCCACGAACAGATGGGCGGGATAGGGAACCGGCACCACCGTGCGCTCCGACAGCGCGCGCAGGCCCTTGGGCGGTGCCGACAGGTTGAAATAGCCAGGACGGACGCGCTCAGGCGTCCACCACGCCAGCATGTCGGTGTGATAGACGACGACGTTGTCGGGCAGGATCTCGGGCGCGGCACCTAAACCGAGCGCCTTCGCCCATTGGCGGAGATGGGCATGCGAAAGAGGCGCGCCGGCGCCGATCGTCGGCTTGCCGTCCGCCTGCTCCACCGCGTGGAGGCTGGCGAATGCGGGCAGGGAGCGCCCCGGCGCAGATTGGCCCGTCGGCCGGTAGAGCAGGATTGCATTGGTCAGCGCCATGCTGCCGTCGGTGACTTCGAACTGGGTGGAATGTCCGGGCATCAGCTACTCACGAATTGGCGGGGTCGATGGTGATCAGCTCCTGGGCGGCGAGCAGGAACTCGGCGCCGAGCTTGAGTGACGCGAACCACGCGTCGACGGCGGCAGCGTCGGACAGCGAGCAAAGTCCGGCGATATTCATGAAGCCCTGCTGCATGCCGTAATCGGCGACGTAATCTAGCTCGCGCGCGAACTGGTCCGCGGGGACGAGCGTCATCGTCGGCAAGTGCGAAGCGTCTTCGAACTCAGGCATGTATTCGACGACCTGATCGAAGGAGAAATGCCAGGCGTTCGTCTCGGCAGGGATAGCTTTGATGGCCGCGCGCAGATCGCGAAGCCGATAGATCCTCCGCCGCAGTTCCGCCGGCAGCTGCTTCATCGGGGCCGCGTTCTCCGCGAGCATCCAGCCCGGGCGGCGCGCATTCATCGCCGATGGCAACATTTCCTCGTCGATGTCGCCCAGGTCCTGGCCCATCTCGACCATGGCCTTGATTGCGGCGACGTCGGTGGTTTCGCCGTCCCAGCTAAAGGCCGCCATTTCCTCGAACAGGTCACCATAGCCGAAGATCGGCAGCGCCACCGGCAGCGTCTCGAGCAGCGCCTGATAGGCTGCGGCACACCACCTTTGCGGCGCCACGCGCTTGCCCGGCTGGGCTGTGAGAGGATTGCTTTCTTCGATCCAGCCCAGCTCGATCTGACCGACGGTGTCGCAAACGATGGCGATCGCCGGCGCCGTGCCATCGTCACCAGCAAGCGCGAGCACTTGCAGGTCCGCCAAATTGAACGGCTTGAGGATCTCGATCACCGCCGCATTGAACGCGCGCTCGATATGCTTGCGGGCATCGGCGCGGGTCAATAGGACATCCGACTTTTCGTGCGACGCGACCCAAGCGCCGATCAGCTTATGGTGCGCGGCGAGCGGCGCATCGAAGCCTGCCGGGACATCGATCGACAACGCGACCGAACGACCCGCCAGTTCAACCGAGGGGCGCGAGACGCAACCCTGCGGGCGGTTGAAGACGCTCGTGCGCCGCCGCTCCGTCATAGGGCGCGAGGAGGATGCTCGCGTGGAGCGCTTGATCCTTTTCGCTGCAGATAGGTTGGATGCTGCTGTCGACATCGTCTTGTTCGATCCATTCTAGGAGCGTCTTGCGGGCGGCCGCGGGGATGCCCGCGCTCTTGCGCCGCGCCACCGTCAGCCCTTGGTGCCAACCGCGCGCCGGTATTCGGTGACGAGCACGCCGCCCGACACGCCGGCGTCTACCGTCTCGGCGTTGAGGATCGCCGGGTAGAGCGTGGCGTGATAGGCACGCAGGCCCTGCGGATCGTCGGCAAGGTGGGGCGGAATCGGCAGATCGATGCCGTCGTAGCGGTATGCTCTGGTCAGATGATTGATTTGCATGGCTGCTCTCGATTGGTGGTGACGGACTGGCTTGCGAGATCGATCACCAGAGGCTGGCGGGCTCGCCCGGCGCGGGTTCGGTGGGCGGTGCCGCGGGCGGTTGCGCCGCAGCGGGTGCCGGGGTGGGGGCGGGCTTCGCCGGCTTCGACTTGGCGGCCGCCGCCGTCTTTGCCGCCTCGGCCGCCTGCTGCTGCTCGGCCAACTGGTCGCCTAGTCCCTTGCGGGCAGCGATTAGCTGGCCAAGCGCGCCGAACGCACCTTTGGCGAGTTCCCCGTCGATCTCCGCGGCGCTCGCGGTGATCGAGATCGGCCGCACCTCTCCGCCCTCGAGATTACGGGCCGCGCCCTCGGCCTTCCGGGGGATGACGGTCAGCGTGACAGTATCGTCTGGCCCGGCGGCGAGATCGAACCCGAGCGAATAGCGCGAGAGCAGCGGCAGCAAGCTGGTGATCAGCATGGCGGTCAGTCCTTGTCCTGAGATTCGGTTGTGGTGCTGGCATCCGCCGTCGGGGGCGGCCCATATTTGCCGTCCAGCGTCATCGAGCTGGGGAGGCGACCGGCCCAGTCGAAGCCGGTGGCGTTCAGCATGCCGTCGACGATCTTGCCGACTGGCGACGCGAGCAGCTTGGCGAATGCCTTCTCGCCCATGTGCGCCACCAAGCCGCACTCCTGGGCGATGAACTTGAGCTCGTCCTTGTTGAATTGGGCGAGGAAGGCGCGATCGACCTTCCAGACGTCGCGGAGGATGGCCTCGAACGCTTGCGCGAACTCCGGGTCGCCCTCGCATGCCTGGACCAGCGCCCGACGCCATGCCGTTTCGCGCAGCTGGGTCACTCGGCCGGCGATAGAGTTGGCGGTCACCGCGGTCTTCTGCGGCGGCGTCGCCTTGCCCGCCGGCTTTGCCGGACTCGCGGGAGCGGGAGCCGGTGCCGCCGCCGCGGCGACGCACGTCGGATTGTTGCAAAGCGTGTGCGACTTGTCCGTCCAGGTGCACGGCTCTTCGCACGCGCGATCGTCGGTGCATCCGCAAATCCGGCAAGTGCCGGCCTGGGGGGCAACGTCGACGGCGGGTGGCGCGGTAAGTTGCGGCGTTTCGACCTTCTCCGCCGCGCGCGCTGCGTCGGCCGCTTCGGTCTTCAGCTGGAAGCAGCCCGGGTTGGTGCAGTGGCCGTCGTCGACGTGCGTTTCGAACAGCGCGCGCTGCGATGCCGAGTTGAACGGGCAGGTCGTGCATTCCGTCTTGTCGAATTGGGCGGCGCCCAGGCTCTGCGTCACGCGCATCAGCAGCTCGCGCGTTTTGGCGACGTCGAGCGCGGCGGTGACGATGGTGTCGAGCGCCTTGTCCTGCTTATCGCCGGGTACCGCGGCGAGCAGCTCGGCGTGCCCGACCTTGATCCGCCGCTCATCGAGCGCGACCTTCACGGTTTCGGACAGGTTGGCCAGCGCCAGGCGGCGGTCGAGCTTCGCCAGAGACCAGCCGAGCCGCTTCGACGCCTCGGCCCGGTCTTTGCCGCAGGCGGCGAGGACGCGCACCGCCGCGTCGGCCTGTTCGGTTTCCGAAGCATCCTCGCGCATGTCGTTCTCGTCGATCGCAGCCTCGAGCGCTTCTTGGTCGGTGAGCGCGCGGAGTGCGACCGGCGCGCTGCCGTCGGGACCGAAGGCCTCCAGCGCGGCCCGATATCGCCGCTCGCCCGCGACAATGGCGAAGGCATCATCCTCGCCCGGTATGAAGCGGACGACCATCGGCTGGAGCATGCCGCGCAGGCGAAGCGAGGCGACAAGCTCATCGTGTTTCTGCCGGTCGAAATAACGGCGCGGATTGTTGCCGGGCCTGATCTTGGCGAGCGGCATCATCGTCGCGACGGACGGGTCATGTTCGGGGGCGGTCAAGGTTGATCTCCTTGCGAAGGCTGAAAGGGAAGGGTCGCGATCATTGGGGAGGCTCGGGCGGCCACGGCACGCCAGCGCATCGTTCGGCGCAGTCGTCGAAGTCCTCCCAAAGAGTCGGAATCGGCATGCCCTCGGCGGGAGCCGCCGACGCGACAAAGCGCGCCAATAGTGCGGGCAGCTCGCACGATAGCTTGAGTTTGGATTGCAGAACCAAGGCCCGCTTGATCGCTTCGCACCCCTCCCGGATCAGGGCGGGCGACGCTCCGTCAAAGGCATCGGCGAGCACGTCGACCGTTTCATCGGCCACCGTGAAGGGCTGCATATAGAGGCGGACGATCGCGAAGCGCTCTGCAGCGCCTGGGAAACCGATTTCGATTTGCATCTGAAACCGGCGCCATATCGCAGGGTCAATCTCCTTCGCCTGGTTGGTGGCGGCGAACATCATGCCGTCGTAGCGGTCGATTTCCTGCAGCAGCGCGATCGTGATGTTATTGAACTCGACGTCCGCAGCTTGGCTCGAACCGCGGCGCTTGTTCGCCATCGAATCGAACTCGTCGAAGAATAGGGCGACCTTTCCCTTGTCCTGCCGGGCCTCGCGGAACATGCGCGCAAGGTTGTTGCCGGTCTTGCCAATCGCCGAACTGATCAGCTCGCCGGATTGGACGACGACCATGGGCAGTCCGACGCGCGCAGCTACATGGTGAGCAAGCGTGGTTTTTCCGCACCCGGGCGGCCCGGAAAGCAGCGCACGCCGCCGGGGCTTCAGACCGACACGCTTCAACGCGTCAGCCATGTTCATTTCGATAAGCCACTGTTGCAGGGCGCCCCTGACCGATGGCGTCAGGATTGGCGCAGTCGCGTCGGTGGGGAAGACGAGCTCGCCGAAGTCGCCGTACCGCTTCTCCAATTCCTTGCGTTCCGCGCGCTCCCGCTGCTCCGGCGAGGTGTTTTCGTCTTCCTGTTCCTGGAATAACGGATCCTTGCGGCTCATTTGCTGGCGTCCTCGGCCGGAGCATCACCCTTTTTGGCTTTCGGCGCGGGTTTGAGGGCGTCGGGAATGTCCATTCCATCGGTGCCAAGCGCCGCGCACCAAGACTCGTCCCAAGCCGCCCGCCTTTCGTCGAACGCGGGGAATGGGTTTGCGGTGACCGGTGCGCCGGCGCGCGCCGCTTCTGCCCCCATTCGGTGGGCATCTTCGACGGTAGCTTCGGGCTCCTGCTCGGCATCGCCCGCCGCGGCGTCGTCGCCGTCATCCTCGGAATTGTCGGGTGCGGGAGCGAGTACCTCGCGCTTGCCAACCTCGTTCGGCGCCGAGACGATGCCTTCGCGCTGCATGCGTTCGATCAAGGCAGCGGCGGAATTAAACCCCATTTGGAGCTGACGCTGCAGCCAAGACGTCGAAGCTTTCCTTGTGCGGATGACGAGCTGGCAAGCGGTTTCGTACATCTCGTCGAGGCCGGGTCGATCATCATCGGACGCGGGCTCGTCGCGCTTGGAGAGCTTCTCCACCGCCCATTTGCCCAGCGGCGTACCGTCGAGCATGCCGAGGGCAGCCTTATAGGTGTCGAGCATCGCTTCGCGCTCGCGGCGCTCGTGCGGGTCCATTTTCCGCAGCTTGAGGATCTCGCGCATGGTCTTCGTGTCGAAGCCACGCGATTTGGCCTCGGCGAAGACGTCGCTCTTGTCGGCGCGCCGATCGGCGATATCCTCCTCAATCCGTTCGATCCGCTCGAGCAGCAACCGCAGCTCGTCGCTGGCAACAGTGTTGCTCATCGTTTCAATCCTTCCAGTCGGTGTTGGAACTTCGTATCGGCGCCCTTGCGCGCGGCGCGCTGTCTGGCGGTGCGGCCTTGGCGACGATGGGCTAGGGCCTGGCCGATCTCGCGCGCGAGCCGGCGCGTGCGCCACCAGAAGACCACGTGGGACAGGACGTCCGTCATGAACGCATCCAGTCGGCAACGCGCCGCTGCCACTCGGGCAGGGCGGGCATCGGCACTGGTAGCAAATAGAATGGCTTGCCGGTTTGTCCGGCTGACGCAGGCAAGCCGATGCTGTTCGCGGAAGCAGCCCTCGCTGCGTCCGCGCCTTGGTAGACGTTCATTGTCTTCTCCCTGGCCGAACCCCGCGCCCGACCGTCAGAACCTCAATCCGTGGCGACGACCTCCGCCAGTCCGGCAGCTAGACCGCGCGCGCGGCGGCGAAGGCTCGCCCCCTCGACGTGATCGATCTGCCCGTCCTTGCGGGCCTCGCAAATTTCGAAAGTCAGCCCCGCGGCTTCCGCCGCGATCGCGTCCCAGTTGGTTGCCTCGTGCTCCAGGTCGACCAACCGCGCCGCACCGGGTTCGGCCAGCATGTTAATCGCCTCGCCCGGCAGGAAGCGCCGCAGCGTCAGCACGGCGTGAAAAGGAATAGCGGCGCCATCGGCGTATATCCGCAACGTGCTCTCGGGAATGCCGCTCGCACGCGCCAACGCGGCGCGCGTGATGAACAGACCTGGCCCGACAAAGGCGCCGAACATGGCGACTTGCCGCGCCGCAACATCATGAGCGAGTCGGCCTTCAACGTGCATGATGATGCGCTCCCGAAACGATAGAAGGGTTGGCATGAACAGGACCAACCGAACCCACAAAGCTGCCGCCGGTGCTTCCTACACCGGCGGCAGAGAGGCGACCGAATGGTGTACGGCCGCCGGGAGGAACGATGCCCGCGTACAGGACGTCGGGATGCGCGCAGATCGCGCGATTGCAGACGGCACACTTCATGCGGCCACCTGCGCAGAACGCCGCTTCGCGACTTCCCACTCCGACCACATGGCGGGCGAAACCGCGCCATCGGTCACGCGCTCGAGTTCGAGCTGGTTGTCGAGCAGCGGGGTTTTATCGCCCCGAGCCCAGTGCCGAACAGACCAGGCGCTCAAACCATGAGCACCCGCGAATTCCTCGGCGGTGGTCCCTTTATCGACAAGGTAGCGGCGGAGCGGTGTATCCATATCGACAGCATTCGTACCCGCGCCGGGTACGACATGCAAGCGAATTTGTACCCGATGCGGGTTCTGGACGTGTGTACGGCGTGGGAACATGCCGGTGGCATGATTCTCTCTCTCAAAGATGCGCGGAAACGTGCTGGGCTCAGCCAGGAGGAATTGGGCCGCAAGGCGGCCTCGGGCCGCTCAACGATCGTCAAATTGGAGCAGGGTACGCTGCCGATGACGGAGGCCTGGGCGAAGCGCTTGGCTCCGCTATTGGATGTTCGGCCCGACCAGCTTTGGGAAGGTCCCCAAATTCCTATTGTCGGGTTTGTCGGAGCCGGGCAACGCGTTTACGCGTATGATGACTTGTTGGATTCAGGCGAAACTATCGATCGGCCGCCCATGACCACGGGCGATCTGCTAGCCGTCCAGGTCAAGGGCGACAGCATGTTGCCGCTCGCCGAAGAGGGATGGCACATCGTCTACACCGCCGAGGCAACGGTCGACGAGAATCTGGTGTTGGGGAAGGTCTGCGTGGTGCAGCTCGACGAAGACGGCAGCATGTTGGTGAAGCGAGTCGTACGCGGCACGAAGCCCTATCACTATCATCTGCTGTCGCTGAACGCGCCGGCGCTGGAGGACGTCCGCTTGCGCTGGGCGGCGGTGGTTAAGGCGATTGTCCCGCGATGATGGACCCGACGCGGGTACATTTCTTCTTGACGTGTACCCAACAAGGGTACAGTAAGGCGGCAATAGTCGCCTGATCTGCCGCGCGGTTGCGGCACGCAAGACGGTGACGGGAGGTCACCGTGTTGCATTCCAAAATCTCCGAAGACCCGGACGTCGCTCAGGCAGTCGAGGATAAGCTCGACGATCTGGCGAGGATCCGCGATCTTATCGCCGCAGATGCGCGGGCGCCGCGCGGCCGCAATTCCGCCCTGATAGGTGAATTGCTCGCCGACGTTCATTTGCGCGCCGAACGGCTGCAGATAGCGCCCGAACAATTGGTCGCGATGACGGGTGCCGAGCTCGATCGCCGCGCCGGTTGCAAACCACTTGATGGCAGGGTGCGGGGCCGGCTCACGCTCGCCGAGCAAACCGCTATTGCGCGGGAGCAGGACGCGCATCTGACGCTGACCCGTGCCCAGGCTGAAATGCGGGCGGCGACCTTGGCGCGCCAGCACGCGCAGCTGCGGTGCGCCGTCATGGGCATAGGGCCGCGAGGGTGACAAATCCTGACATCCTCGGCAGGCAGCCCAATCCCTGCTTCATCACGCCGTCTAACCCGAATCCCTGGTATGGCACGATCGTCGCGGGGCGCACTCTCACCGCGCAGCAAGAAGCGGCCTTGAATAAAGCAGGCGTCGACCCGGCGGTTTGCGAGTGCATATTGGTGACCCGCAACGCGACACATCGCGAGGCGTGGTGGCCGAAGACCAGCCCGGCGCCGCAATTCCAGTTCCCGTGCCCGATCGTTTCGCGGCGTCGCGACGGCCGCATCAACATCATCTCACCGTCCGGGTTGCCAGCGATCGTCGATGCCGACGGTTTCGCCGGCCGGACGCCATCACCAAAAAAGGGGAGGGGAGCTTGACCCTGCACGCATTTGCCACGTCGGCGCTCTTCGCAGGCGCCGGCGTCGCCGCGGCGATGACAATCCGCCGCGCTATCCTGCCGAATCTCGGCCGTATCCAGGCGGCGCTTTCCGGAAAGGGGGCGTTCTGATGGCTCGCGGCGTAACAATCTCGCCCGAGGTGAAGGCCGTCCTGGAGCGCAGCACCGTCGACGGGAAGGTCGTGCGCTTGCCCGACGGGCAGCTCGAGCGTTCGCTCTATGCCGCCGTCGACAAGGTGCTGAAGGCACTTGGCGGCAAATGGGATCGGCGCGCCGGCGGACACGTGTTCGCCGATGGAATCGGCGCCGAGCTGTCGGATGCGCTGTCGAGCGGTTTCGCCGTCGATCGGAAAAAGACGATCGAGCTTTTCGAAACGCCCGCGCTGATCGCCGCCAAGCTGGCCGATATCGCGGCGTCGCATTCGGGTTGGGGGCAGCAAATCGTCACCATACTCGAGCCGTCGGCCGGGCGGGGGAGGCTGCTCGCCGCGTGGAACGATGCGTTGCCGGGCCGCTGCGATGACGACAACGTCATCGCGATCGATATCGATGCCGCGAATTGCGATGCGGTGCGGCAGCAAGGCATCGCCACGATGATCGTCTGCGGCAACTTCCTCGCGCTGGAGCCTGGGCAGCTTTACCCGCTGGCGGACGTCATCCTGATGAACCCGCCGTTCGCGAACACGGCCGATATCGCGCACGTGACCCACGCCTATCAGCGTTGGCTGGCACCCGGCGGCATTCTGGTCGCGATCATGTCGCCACACTGGACGTTTGCCGAAGACGCCCCGAGCCGCGCCTTTCGCGCGCTGATGGCGAGCGCAGGCGGCGAGGATCAGCGCCTTCCGTCGGGTTCATTCAAAGCCGAGGGGACAGGGGTCGAAACCGTCATCGTAACGCTCCGCAAGGGGCGCGAGTGATGGCTGGCGGCATGACGGCGCCGACGCGTCTCGAATGGGACCTGGGCGGCAATCAGCACGGGCAGTCCGTCAAGCTGGTGCGCGATGGGGGCCGCTGGGTCCTCCTCCGAGACCAAGCCAATCAGCGCGACGACAGCGCGCGGATCGAGCTGACGGATGCCCAGCTCGCGGCGATTGGCGACATTGCGAAGGATCGGCACAATGTCTGATGCCCGCTCCTATCGCGACAGCGACGCCTATCGGCGCAGCCAGAGCAGCCGCCGGGCCGACGGCTCGCCTCTATGGCCTCTGACCGGCACCGGCGCGGGCTCGGCGGCCAGCGCGGCCGAGCAGCGCAAGCAACTCGCAATTCTGGAACGGCGCGTGATCGCAGCCGGGGAGGCTATGGGATGATACCTGCATATCCACTGCAGTGGCCCGACGGGATGCCTCGCACCAAAGTGCGGGTGACCAGCGCGTTCAAGGTGACGCTCGCGGGCGCGATCGACAATGTCCAGACCAGCTTGCGGCTGTTCGGCCGCGACAGCGGCATGTCGATCAAGAATGTCATTATCTCGTCGAACTATTCGCTCGGGGTCAGCAACCCGACCGATCCCGGCGTGGCCGTGTTCTTCGAGTGGGATGGCGCCCAGCGCTGCATTGCGGTCGACCGGTACCAGAAGCTCGCCGACAATCTGCAGGCAATCCACAAAGTTCTCGAGGCGCGCCGCGTCGAAGTTCGGCATGGCGGTATCTCCATCGTTCGGCAGACCTTCCGCGGGTTCATGGCGTTGCCAAATCCGGACAAGGCCGACTGGCGCAAGCTGTTCGGTTTTCGCGTCGACCAGGTGGTGACGCCGGCGATGATTGATGCCGCGTGGACCGATCTTGCGCGCGAAAAGCATCCCGACCGCGGGACCACCCCGGACGAACGCGACGCGTTGACGCGCGAAATGGCGATCATCAACACGGCACGCGACGCCGCGAAGGCCGAGGTCGCGCCATGATGGCCGAGCGCCCTCGGGCACGCCTCGGCGATTCAATCGCGGACGCGACGATCGAGGTCGCAGTCCGCAAGGCTCGCGCCGCGGCGGTCACCGATCCCGCCCGCACGGTCAGCACCACAATCGCGGCGATGGCCGCGGGGGCCGGAGCCGAGCTCGTCGCTCGTCAGCACCGCGCCAAGGAGGCGCTCGGGATTGTTGTCGGTCGGCAACGCGCCGCGAGGTTGGCGAGGGGAAAAGCCAATGGCTGAGAACACGAAGATCGAGTGGGCCACGCATACCTTCAATCCCTGGGAGGGTTGCCAAAAGGTCGGCCCGGGATGCGACCATTGCTATGCGGAGACGCGCAACGCCCGCTTTGGCGGCGGCACCGCAGCGAACTGGGGGCCGGGCGCGCCGCGCCGCCGCACCTCGGCCGCCAACTGGCGCAAGCCGCTCGCCTGGGACCTCGCCGCGGCGGGCACCGGTGTTCGGCCGCGCGTGTTCTGCGCGTCACTCGCCGACGTATTCGACAACGCGGTCGACCCGGAATGGCGCGCCGACCTGTTCAAGCTGATCCGGTCGACGCCGAACCTCGATTGGCTGCTCCTTACCAAGCGGGTCGGGAATGCGCGCGACATGCTGCCCGACGGCTGGACCGACGAGCCCGAGGGCCATTGGCCGAACGTCTGGATCGGCGCGACGATCGTCAACCAGGCCGAGGCCGATCGCGACATTCCGAAGCTGCTGGCTGTCCCCGCTGCAAAGCGCTTCCTGTCGATGGAACCGCTGTTGGGGCCGGTCGACCTCACTGACATCGCCATCGGCAACCGCGAGGCGGGAGTGCGACTCAACGCGATGACGGGGGGCGAATGGGACGACCTGGGCCACCGCATAGAGCACGATCCCATCGATTGGGTGATCGTCGGCGGAGAGTCCGGCGCTGGGGCGCGGCCGATGCATCCCGACTGGGCGCGCGCGCTGCGCGACCAGTGCTCCGATTTCGATGTGCCGTTTCTGTTTAAGCAATGGGGAGAATGGGTGCCCGATGCGATAGGCGATCGCTGCGTGGCGTTTCGTGACGGCCGCAACATGCCCAACCTCGAGCCCCATGGCTCGAACGGAGACGGCACTGTTCGAATTGCCCGATTGGGCAAGGTCGCCGCCGGCCGCCACCTCGATGGCGCGCTGTACGACGGGGTGCCGGCATGATCCGCGCGACCCACAATTTCATGATGATCCTCGCGCTCCTGACGTGCTGCGTCATCTGGGCGATCTGCCTGGGCGTCGCTTGGGTGTGGCACCGGCTAATGATCGGCTTGCGCGGTGGACAGTGCCGCCACGGCGCCCGGTACGACGATTGCGATGAATGCTGGGACGCGCGGGCATGATGATGATAGCGCGCGCCTGGGGCTCAATCCCAAATAACGACCGGCATCCGCTTGCGAATGGCCTCTACAGCGTCGACGACTGCCGTGCAGGGCGTCACGGACGGCCGCTTTGTCGGATAGACGTCGACCTTCCAGTTGGAACCGTCCTCGCCTGGGAGCGCGGGCCACGGTCCGTCCAAGGCGACCTCTTTCGCCCAGCCGCGAACGCCCGCCAGGGCGGCTTTCAGCGTATCAAGGGCAACGGGCTCCGCCACGGTCGGCTATTCCGCCGGCCAGTCGGGCCGCTGCGTCAGCGCCAGGATCTCGGGGCCTTCCCATTTGGCCGAGCCGTCGTCCATCTTGATGATGTACCCATCGCCCCGCGTGTTCGTCTGGGAGAGCACGAAGATCACCGCGTCTCGCAAAGTTGCCCCGGCAAGGTCGGCGCGCTGGCGATCAAGGCCGCGGACAAACAGCCAGGCCGTCGCCGGTTCATTCCACGGAATCTCTGCCATGACTGATCGCCCCATCATCTTTTCGGGCCCGATGGTGCGCGCGTTGCTCGATGGGCGCAAGACGCAGACTCGGCGGCTGGCGACATCGCCGTTACGTCGGTGCGAGGTCGGCGATCGCCTCTACGTGCGCGAAGCGTACTCGGTGGCGGGCGTCTTCACCGACGTCGTCGAAGTCCGATATCAGGCGAGCCGCGGCGCAAGCTATACCGAGCAGGTCGAGCAAGTCCCCGTTGAACGTGCTGCAAATGCGGCCGTGACGTGGCCCGGCTACCGTCCATCTATACATATGCCTCGCTGGGCGTCGCGGCTGACCCTAACGGTTGAGGCGGTCCGGATGGGACCGCTAAAGTCGATCACGCCCGAGGATGCGCGCGACGAAGGTGTAGATCGACGCAGCAAAAAAGTACGCCAGTTCTGGCTTTTCGGCGCGACCGCTGAGCAACGGGAACAAATATATCTGCAGGCGTGCCCGTGGGAATTCGCCGACCTGTGGGACTCGCTGCATTCCGACGAAGGCACCCGCTGGGATGATAATCCAGATGTCGTCGCACTGACGTTCCGCGTGTCTCGCGGCAATATCGATCAGGTGCCGGCATGAGCGGCCAGACCATCAACGCCCGCTGCACCAAATGCGACCACGTCTGGGCCATCGCCCAGCTGCCGATGCGGCTCAGCGCGGTGGTCCGTTGCATGAAGAACGCCACTTGCCCGAAATGTGGCGACGTCAAGCCGGTGATCGCATGACAGAGCATTTTTCTGCTGATCAATTCCGAGCCGAATTGGTCAAGATCATGCCGGGCTATAGCTGGACCGTTCATCGCAGCTCCAAAGAAGCGGTGCGGCTGGTGGCTACCGGGATTCAGTCGAGCGGCTTCAATCGGCTGTCGACGTTGCGCGTGGAGCGTTCGCGCGAGCTCGACCGACCTTGGTATAAGGTGAAGAGCGCAGGCCATGGCACCAGGGCCACGTTCGGCACCGAAATAGGTGACATCACCTTGGCGCGGGCGTTGCGTTGCTTGCAGGACCATTATCTGCGGCGAGCCAACGAATATGCCTCGCTCGCTGGCCGTCTGCAGGATGGCCGCGTCGTCGTGAATGCGGGAGCCGGCGCATGAGCGAGAAGCTGATCAGCGCTGTGCCTGCCATCTTGTTCGCCGCTGGCAGCGCGCTTTTCCTCATCGGCAACCTGATCCTAGTCGCGAGGGCAATGCGATGACGGATCTAGGCAACGACCTTTTTGGCGAGCCCGTCATGAAGCGCTCGGCCTCGTTCGGCGACAACGGCATCCGTTGGAACCTGACGCGGGAGTGGGGGCCAGGCCCGCGCGCGCTCGCGATCGGCTGCAACCCGAGCGCCGCCGACGCGATGAAGGACGATCCGACGTCGCGCTGGTGGAACGACTGGTTTCGCCGGTTCGGCTTCGGCGGCTACACCGCGATGAACCTCTATCCGTTCATCACCTCGAGCCCTGCCGAGTGCCGCCGGATCGCTGATTGGCACGAGACGAACGATTGGTGGGCGCGCGATCGCCTGCTTTTCGAGAACCTGCCGATGCTGGTCGAGGCCGCCAAGGGCGCCGACCAGGTGTTCGTGTGCTGGGGCGGGATCGCCTGGGACGATGAATTCGTCGAACACGTCGTCGAAGCGATCCAGACGGGCGTCGAGCCATATCCTGACCTGTGGTGCTGGGGAACGACCGCCAACGGCGCGCCCAAGCATCCGATGGCGCGCGGGGTCCACCGCATCCCACGCGACCAAAAACCGATCCTGTGGAGGGCCGCATGAAGGACAAGAAGCGGGCAAAGCGCATGAGCATCCGCCCCATCTTCGCGTGGTACGATATATGGATAGGGGTGTTCGTGGATCGACCGAAGCGGCGCATCTACATATTCCCCATCCCCTGCGTCGGCGTTGTGATCCAGCTCGCCGCCCTCAAGTATGATGCTCAACGAGCGCGGGAGGTTCCTGCGGGCATGGTGCCGTTCGGCCCGGAGCATCCCGACTATCCGAACAGGCCGCGCGATTGGGACCCGCAAGGATGGCAGGTGCGGCGCAACGGGGCACTGGCACTCGGCATAGGAGCGACGTGGACGCATGCCCGTCCCTCCAGCGGGCGAACTGAGTACGACATCGTCGCCTACACGCCACGTCCCGCCATGCTCGACGCAGCGCCGATACCCGCGATGGTGCCGCAAAGCTGATGGGCGTAATGTTCTCCATGCAGCCGCTGACGCTCAACCGCGCCGACGCGCTCAAGTTCACCGGCATCAGCGAGAAGCTGTTCGATGCGCTCGAGCGCAACGGATCTCTCGTGCCGCGCCAGCTCGGCCGGCACGGCCAGAAGATGTACCTCCGCGAGCAGCTTGAGCGCGCGACGGCCAATCTGTTCGGCGTCGGCGCCAGCGATATCGACGATGAATTCGAGGACCTCCGTGGCCAGGGTTAATCTGCCCCGATACATGCGCGTGAAGAAGGCCGCGGGCGGCGGCTCTGCCTTCTATTGGCAGATGCCCGACTGGGCGCGGCCGCCGGCTACGCGCCACGGTCGCCTCTGCCCGGTGTCCTCGGAGGCCCTGGGCACGGATCTCGCGATCGCGATCGGCAAGGCAGAGCTGCTCAACACCTTCCTCGACGAGTGGCGCGTCGGCGTCGACACGCGGCCTCCGGAGGGGACGATTCGCTCGCTGTTCGCCTGGTACCGCGCGCGCGATCGGTTCAAGGAGCTCGGCGCGCTGAGCAAGGCCGATTACGAGAAGTATATGCCGGCGATCGAGGCGTTCCAGCTCAAGACGACGCTGCTCGGCAACCGCCAGGCCGCCGACATCACCGCCGACCATGCCGACGCCATCTATCGAGCGATCGTGAAGCAGCGCGGGAAGCGCGCCGCCGGCCACTGCATGCAGATTTGCCGGCGTGTCTGGTTCGAGGCGATTCGCGCGAAGAAGCTGAAGGGCCCCAACCCGTTCTCGCGCATGGGCATCAAGATGAAGGCCGAGAAGGGCAATCGACCGACGTCGCGCGAGGAATACGATCTGTTCCGTGCGAAGGCGTGCGAGATGGGCATCCAGTCGATGGCCACCGCCGCGGCGATCGCGTTCGAGTTGGTCCGGCGCACCACCGACGTGTTCGGCTATATCCGCGAGGAGGGCGACGAGGGTCGGGGTTTCTTCTGGGAGGATTACCGCCCGGGCGAGTCGTTCGCCATGCGCCAGGGCAAGACCGGTACTAGCCAGGTCATCCCGCTCCGCGGCGATCCCGACCCCGAAAACGAGGATCCGGAGATTCGCGAGCGCGGACCGCTGCTGTACCCCTCGCTCGAGGAAGAACTGGCGAGACAGGGGCGGGGCGAGGGGCAGATCGTCATGAACGAGGCCACCGACCAGCGCTACACCCCAGACGAGAGCGCGCGCGTGTTTCGGAAGATCCGAATCGCGGCCGGCCTGCCGGACGGCATGTCGTTCACCGGGTTCCGCCACGGCGGCGCGACCGAGCTGGGCGACGTCGGTATCGAGGATATCCGCCCGATCTCCGGGCACATCACGCTCGGCCAGACGACCGTTTACAACAAGGTGACCGAGAAGAAGGCCCGCCGAATCGGCGAGACGCGTCGCGCCGCTGTGGCACTTGGGCAGGCAAAGCGCAGAGCAGACGAGGAAGAGAAATGAGTCGCGAAGTCAGGCGCGTACCGGGGGATTTCGATTGGCCGTTGAAGGAGCGTTGGCAAGGCTACCTAATGCCGGCGCATCTGAGGCCGACGCCGTGCAAGGCCTGCGATGAGACCGGTCTTTCGCGGGTGGCGAAGCTCTTACGGGATCAGTGGTACGGCTACGCCCCTTTCCGCCCGGAGCAGCGCGGCAGCGCGCCGTTCACGCCAGACCATCCCAAAGTCCGCGCGTTCGCTGAACGCAACGTCGGCCGCTCCCCGGAATTCTACGGCTCCGGCGAGACAGCCATTCGTATCGAGGCAGAGCGGCTATGCGCGCACTGGAACGGGTGCTGGTCGCACCACCTTGACCAGTCTGATGTGGACGCCCTCCTTGCTGGCGATCGCCTTCGCGATCTGACGCATCGCTGGGAGGGCCCCGGGGTCGGTTACATCGCGACTGGCCATCGCCCGTCAGCCGCCGAGGTCAACGACTGGTCGATCGCGGGCATGGGCCACGACAGCATCAACCAGTGGCTCGTGTGCGACGCAGAATGCGAGCGACTCGGCATCGAGAAGCGCTGCGCGGTCTGCTGCGGCGAAGGTGCGATCTGGCGCGATGCGGAGCAAGCGGCCGCCCACGAAGCCTGGGAGCGGACGCCGCCGCCGACGGGCGAAGGGTGGCAGATGTGGGAAACCACGAGCGAGGGTTCGCCCATCTCCCCCGTATTCTCGACGCCAGAGGCCCTTGCGCGCTGGCTATCGGAGACGGGCGCCAGCGCGTTCGGCGGTCAGACCGCGACCTATGACGAATGGCTCAGTATGATCGAAGGTGCCGGTGTGGCGATGTCGATGGTGTCTCGGGGAGGCGAAATCGTGTCGGGCGTCGAGGCTCTAGCTCGCTGATTCTGCGAAATGTTGTTGGAATGCGTTATTGGAAATGTGTTGGAACGCACGAAATCCGACCGCCGAAGGCAGCCGGATTATCGTTTCTTTACATGATGGTGCGGACGGCGGGACTCGAACCCGCACACCCATAGGGCGAGGGATTTTAAGTCCCGTGCGTCTACCAATTTCGCCACGTCCGCGTGTCGGCACAGGTCGCGCAGGCGCGCGGCTTGGTCAAGCGTGGAGTTGGAAGGCGGGGGGTGCCGTCACGCGAGTAAATCGCGTGACGTCGGTCAGGCGCTGCGCGCCTGCCGGCCGGCCCTCGGTGAGTCCTGGTTCAAACTGCGCTTCGCGTCGCTTGAACCAGGCCACCTCGGCTCAGGAAACGTTGAGCCGGACGCGCATTTCCTTGCCGGGCTTGAAATAGGGGACGCGCTTGGCGTCGACTTCCACTACTTCGCCCGTTCGCGGGTTGCGACCAGTGCGCGCGCCGCGCGCACGCGTTGAAAAAGCGCCGAAGCCCCTCAGTTCGACGCGGCCATCGGCCGCCAAACGCCGCGAAATCTCATCGAAGAACGTTGTCACGATCGCTTCGACGTCGCGGAGCGCAAGATCTGGATTGGCTTCTGCAAGCTTCTGAATCAGTTCCGAACGAATCAT